TTTAAAGAAGAGCAGTTTCAAGATTTTAAAAAGAAACTTCATAGCAAAATACATTTTTTGCTCGTGTATAAAGAAGAAAATAATCCTATTTTATCAGATTATTTTAATACAATAATGCGCTACTTTAGTGGGTTAAATGAGGTGTTAGATAATAACGCTCTTATTATTGATTTACTTGTGATATTACAGGTGGCGTTAGATGAATCAAAAAAAACAGATTGTAACTTCAAAGTATTCCGCAAGAATATACTTGAAGCCCATAGCATTATAGATAGATTGTGAGGTGGGCATACATGATTACTTTGCGGAGTTATCCAAGAGTATTGGGTGAAAAACATCTTGGAAATGTACATAAGATGCAATCAGATATGATTGAAGAATATACATGGAATAATGAGATTGAGAGTAGAATTGGATACTTCTATGATTGGAATCATGATACTCATCATACTCAATTAATAGACATGCATCCCGAACAGGATGATTATAAAGTCCCTATGGATATCAAGTATATCGTTGCGTCAAGACAGACGATGGCTAAGGATGCTATTACATATCATTTGCAATTGCGTCCAAGTCAAGAATGTGTTGTGGATTATTATGAAGAGTATTTTGGAAATAGATATTCTGCTGTATATCCAGTTGGATTATATGTTGATATACAAGACTCAAAAGGTATTTGGAATCGTTGGTTAGTATGTGCTACTGCAAATGAGAATGATCCACAATTTCCTAACTTTGAAATCCTCAGATGCGATTACGTTTTAGACGCAATCTTTGATGGGGTTCAATATAAAATACCAATTGTTTTAAGAAGCCAGAACTCATACAACAGTGGACTATGGATTAAATACAGAATTGAAACGCCAGAAGATCAGCAACAATTCATAGTTCCTCTTAATCGTCTTACAGAAAATATTTGGTATAACAAACGCTATCTTATTGATGCCAAGGTAGACCAAGACGAATGTCGTGCATGGCATGTATCAAAAGTTAATCGTCTTGATTTACCGGGGTGTGCCATGATAACACTTGCTCAAGATCATTTTGATCCTAACAAGGATTACATAGAGAAAGATAATGGTGGGAATATTGTAGGTTTATGGGCTGATTATTATGATAAGCCTGTAACTCCTGAACCTTACAACCCCTCTCCTATTCCAACCGCAGGAGTTATTACTTGTGCTGGCGTACAAGAGATTAAAGTTGGTGGAACTTATAAGAAGTTTACAATTGATTTTTATGATGAAGAAGGCATACCTCTGCCATTCAAAGAGGGAACGTGGAGTTTTGAAATTGATGGTGTTACAATAGAACCCATTGTTTCTACTTCAGGTATATCGGCAAATCAGATAAAGGCAAAACTGCCTAATAATGGCTTGTGGATAAATAAGATTATGACAGTGAAGTATACAACTACTGAAGTTGAACCCCTTGTTACAGAGTTTGAAATTTCAGTAGTGGCATTATAAGAGGAGGGATTATTATGACGTGGACAGATGCCGACAGAGAACGACTGTTGGTCTTTAAAAATAATCCCGACTGTGATGATGTAAAAGTAAAGGAGAAAATTAAAGAAGTTCTTCTTGGTGATAAGTACATACTTCATGTGTTGGATAATAAAGAATTAGAACCAGAAGTTGAAGATGACATGACTAATGCTGATGCATATTTTGGTGTCAATATACTTCCGTATTATTTAATCTCTCCTTCTCAAAGTTCTGCTTCTAATTTTATATGTTATGAAACATCTTTTGAAAAAAGACGTTATGACACCAATAGAACAAATAAAAATCTAAATATTATCTTTTATTTGATTTCGGAACAAAAACTTATTAAAGATGCAGATACGGGTATAGCCAAACATGACTTGCTCGCAGCCCTAATCATTAATAAGTTTAATTGGACGAATTATTTTGGGAAAAAGATATTTCTTATTTCCGACCAAGCTTCTGTAGTTGATATTAAGTATGCTTGCAGAACTCTTATATTCCAGCAAGAGGAAGATAATGATTTGGTTAAATCCAAACTTATGCCTCATGGAGAATATGTACCAAATACTGCTAATAAGGATGTAGTATATTGAGTAGAGAAGTCGTTGATGGCAAACAAATTAGTATCAAACGGAAGTTTCGTTACCAACAATTTGAGTTTGATAAGCTTCAGATGTATTTTGGCAAACCATATGTAATTGATTTAGAATCGGCTCAAGGCTCAATCACTATTGATATTCCAACAGTGGGCGATATTATGGAACTTGGTGAGAAAAAATTCTACAGCACACTAGGAATTTTTGTAACCAATACTACGGCATACCGTCTTATGTTAGATGAAATAGGATTAGATTGGAATACCTTAAGTGATTTTGAATTATTTTGCATGTTATATAGCCAGCTTAATTCTGAAGCAACAAAGTTAATGTTTGGCGATTTGGATTTTGCAAAGTTCGTTTTATACAAGAAACATCTTGATGATAAAGATGAGGTGGTTCTTTGGGATCAAGAAGATAATATTGAGATAAATGAAGAAGTGTACCAACATATCGCACAATATCTTCGGGCTGTATTTAATATGTACCCTGATGAAAAGATTACAGACGATCCTGTTCTTAAACAATGGTATATTTATAAAGACAAACGGGACACGGAGATTAATCAAAAGAAGAAAAAGAAAGAAGATGGCACTTCCATCCTTCCATTAATCTCCGCTTGTGTAAATCATCCGGGATTTAAATATAGACCTATGGAACTTCGTCACGTAAATGTGTGTGAGTTTTATGATAGTGTAAGGCGATTACAGGTATACGAAAATACTACTGCTTTGCTTAAAGGCAGTTATTCAGGAATGATTGATTCATCCAAAATTGATAAAGAACAATTTAATTTTATGAGGGAGGTATAACCTCTCTTATTTTATTTCTATAAGGAGGAAATAAAAATGGCTATTAAATTAGGTAATATTGCTATTGATGAAATCCTTTATGGTATTAGTAGAGATTTCAATGGCAACATTCTCTACACTCTTGATCAGCTTCAGAATGCTTCTATTGAAATTACTTCAGAAAGTACTGACGTAACTGATAAGAAGGGTAATATTGTAAGACGTATTTATAGGTCTAAGCAGGGTACTGTTAATGCTGAGAACGCATTCCTTAACCCCATGATTATGAACAATGCTTCAGGTTCAGATATTAAGGTTGCTACAGATTCTGCTCCTATTAACATGCCTAGAATTGAACTTATAGGTGCTGGTTCAGCAGCTTACTCTCTTGATGCTAATGTAGATGCTTCTACTATTAAGGTTAAGGCTCTGTTTGCTAATGGTATCAATGGTGAAGACCTTACAAAGATTACTGAAGGTACTCCTACTTATGATGATAGTGGTGCTGGAACATATACATATAAGTATGATGCAACAACTAATAAAATTACTGTTCCTGCTAGTGGATCAGGCAAGCCTCTTTCTTACTTTGTAATGTATACAAGAAGCAGAGATACAGGCTTCAAGATGGATAACCTTGCAAACAAGTTCCCTGTAGCACAGGATCTTACATTCTACTGCTCATACGTAGATCCTTGTAATGATACTCCTCGTGCTTGCTACGTTAATATTCCTTCATTCTCACCTTCACCTGAAACTACTCTTAGTTTCAATGCTGATGAGCAGAATATGTCATTCAATGGTAACATTAACGTTAACTACTGTGCAACCGATCCTGTTTTGTACACCATATTCTTCCCGCTTGAGAACGCCGTGACTACGGCAGTTGTTGTAACTTCGTAATGGGATATATATATGATAATTAGAGGTGGATATTAATTTATCCACCTCTTTTTGATTGATTTAAAAGGAGTATAAAATGACAATTAGAGAATGTTTAGAAAAACATAATCAATTTCATGCTTTAGAAATTTGGGATAATGATTTAAATGGCGGAACACCAGATGAAGTGCAGTATCATCAAAAATCTAAATATTATTTTAAATGTGAACAAGGATTACATGAAAGCAGTTTGTATGATTTGAGTCATATTTATGATGGAAAACCTTTGCGTTTTAAATGTCGTAAATGTAATTCATTTGGGCAACAAATAACTAATAAGTTTGGTAAAGAATTTTTAAATAAAGTTTGGTCAAGCAAAAATGAAATATCTGCATTTGATATAACATATAGTTATAATAAATTACTTTGGTTTAATTGTGAAAATGGAATTCATAAACCATATCAAAGACGTGGCGATACTTCATATAGGTTAGATTGTCGTTGTCCAGAATGTTCTGATTTAATTCGTCCATCTAAACCACAAAATCTTGTTGGACAAAAATTTGGACGTTTAACAGTAAAGGATAAAGTTGGATACTTTAAGTCTAAGGGTGGTACATATTACTTGTGCGATTGTGATTGCGGGAATAAAGATATTAAAGTGTTGGGAACTTTTTTAAAATCTGGCAGACAAGTATCTTGTGGATGTTGGCGTATTGAACAATCAACAGGCGAAAATAATCCTAATTGGAAAGGCGGAGTTCTTTCTGAACAACAAAAAGCTCGTAATAGTAAAGAATATGCTGTTTGGCGTGACGCTGTGTATGAACGCGATAATTACACATGTCAATGTTGCGGGCAACGTGGTGGTAAACTAAACGCTCATCATATAAAAAGTTTTTCAAAATATCCCAGTTTAAGATTTGAAGTTTCAAACGGAATAACTCTATGCGAAAATTGTCATGCTTGGGAATATGAAGGTTCATTGCATAATATTTATGGATCTCAAGACGTAACTCCTGAGCAATTATACGAATATATAAATCAAAAGAAAATCAATATAGCCTAAAGGAGGTACGATATGGCTGCAAAAATTAAATGTATAGTATGTGGTACTGAACATGAATACTGCCCTAATTGTGCTGAATTTAAAGATGCACCTACATGGTTAGCAGAATTTGATACTGAAAATTGTAAGGATATTTGGTATACCCTTAATCAGTTTGCTTTCAACCACATTACAAAAGATCAGGCACTTAATGCATTAAAGGACAAAGACCTTTCAAAAAAGAAAGATTATCCTGCTGATTTACAAAGCGTTCTTGCTAGATTATATGAAACTTCTGACAAGAAGAAAAAAGAAACCGTAAAATATGGCGATTAATCTTATATGGGCGTTGCCATAATAGGTTACGCCCTTTTTTGAATTAAAAGGATTGAAAGAGATATGGAAACAAAAAGAATATTACCATTAGTACCTTTAGAAGAGGTACTCCAGTGTATGCAAGATAAAGATGAGATTGTACGTAAAGCTGCAAAGGCTTATTACAATCAATATTATACAAATACGAATAGATTGCATAACGAACGTCCGAGCAAATAGTTCGGGTTTTTATTATGCTTTGTATTATGTTGTCTAGGGTGCTAGGTGTGCTAACACCCTAGGGAGCATTAGAAATGGAGTTGCTATGGGATTTATACAAGAAAATTATAATCCATATGGTAAACATGTTGATGATTGTGTTATCCGTGCAATAGCAACTGTGACAGGAAAAGATTGGGATGAAGTATATTTAGACTTAGCTGTTGCTGGTTATGAGGCAAAAGATATGCCAAACGGAAATATACTTTGGGGTTCTTATCTCCTATCACATGGTTTTAGTAGACATTCATTGCCAGATACGTGTCCGTTATGTTATACGGTTAAGCAGTTTGTTAGAGATCATAGATTTGGTAAATATGTTTTAGGTGATGGGCAACATGCAATTGCTGTTGTAGATGGATATTATATTGACACATGGGATAGTGGAGATAGAACTGTCTTATTCTATTTTAGAAAGGATGATGATTAGTGTATCAATACTATCAACAACAAGTACCTTATCAAAACTATCAGGCACAACAAAGACAAGAGCAATTAAATCAAGTGTTTGCTTCCACATATAATTATAATTATGTGAAAGACAGACGTGAAGCTGAAGGTTGGCCGATAGCACCGGGCAATCATTTGGTATTTGAAGACCAAAATGGATTGTATTTTTATACGAAATCGTTAGGTTTTGCACCTAATGAAAATTATGTATTTACAGTGTTTAAAAAAGAAGAACAAGTTCAACCACAACGTGTGGAAGAACCTACTCGATTAGAAACCGAAGTGGATTCCTTAAAGGGCGACATCGCTGAATTAAAGAAACTCTTCGAGCAGTTTACTGCCAATAACAAACCTAGGTTTGATAAGAAAGGTGGTGGTAAATGATGTTTGAAGGTTTGATGTCTTTTTTAAAGAACCCATTTCAAGCTTGGGCAAGTAAAGGTGTTAATATTCCTAATAACCTTTCTGATCCCAACGATATCATTAACTACCTCCTTCGTAGTGGGAAGTTGTCGCAAGAACAATATAATCAGGTTTATTCACAATATAAGAATCTGATGAATAGCGGACTTGTGCCACAAAACCCATATCAAAAGTAGTATGTTGATGTTTTAGTTATTACGTAAGTAGACGCGCGTAACTTAGGATAATTAAAGCATTTGCATAAATATATTTTATAAGGAGATATTATATGATAGCAAATGGCGAAAATGGTATGATTATGCCAGTAGCACCTATGTATGGTGGCTATGGAAACAATGGTGGTCTTTGTGGAGATTGGGGAAGTTGGATTATCCTCTTCCTTATTTTCGGAATGTTTGGATTCGGTGGAAACGGATTCGGTAATAATGGAAATCAGGGTGCAAACCCTTGGCTTTTAGCTGCTTCACAGAGAACAGATGATGGCGTACAGGCTGGATTCAATCAGGCTGCTTTAACAGGACAGCTTAGTGGTATCCAAGCTTCTATTGCTGATTTAACAACAAGTGGTTATCAGAATCAGATTACAGAACTTGAGAGAAGTTTTGCAGCCCAAACTGCAAATAGCCAAGCAATTGCAGGGCTATCAAGCCAGTTAGCAACATGTTGTGCCGACAATAGATTGGCAACTTGTCAGACACAGAATACTATTATTGCTGAAGGCAGTGCAACCAGATTTGCGGACGCTAATAATACAAGAGATATTATTGATGCAAGCACTCGTGGTACTCAGGCTATTCTTGATAAACTTTGCGCTCTTGAACTGGATGGATATAAGCGTGAAAATGATAACCTTAGATCTCAGCTTACTGCTGCTACTCTTCGTGAATCGCAGACTGCTCAGAACGCTCTTATTCAGCAGGGATTTTCAACAGAAGTTGACGCTTTATATAATAGGCTTAATAGTTGTCCAGTACCTACTACTCCTGTTTATGGCAGGACTCCTATCTTTACTTGTGGTAACGGTGGTTACGCAGGTTGTGGATGCGGAGCATAAGGGGGTGACAATATGGCGGCTGAATATTTAGCACCAACACAGACTATATCATTAAATAGTCCTGCAAACTTTATTGCTTCTATACCATGCACTCGTGGTTATGTATATCATGAAGATGGCACTGGTATTTTTATTCTGCGTGGTATTGTTAATAATCCATGTGCAAATTTTGCACAGTACGAAATAGAACTGAATGCAAATATAGCTGTTCCTGAAGGTGGAACTGCCGCACCTATTGCTATGTCAGTAATGGTGAATGGTGAAAGTAAACCTTCAAGTGTAGCAATCTCCACTCCTACTGCGGTAAATGCATATAACCATATTACCAGTAGTGCAATTATTAAAGTTCCTCGTGGATGTTGCTTTACAGTTAGTGTAGATGCTGTGCCTGCAAATACTACAGATACACCAGCGCCTACAATCAGTATGGCAAATGGACAGTTAAAGATTAACAGAATAGCGTAAAGGAGGAATAAGGGATGTACGATACTTATGAAGAATTAGAAAAAGCTTGTGAACGTACAACTAAAGAACTCCATGATCTGAATAAGAAATTGGCTAATGATGAAAGTACTATTTCTAAAGAAGACATAGATATGCTTGATAAAGTTACGCATACTATTGCTTCAACTAAAAAGAGTATTTTGATGATTGACCAATCGGAAGACAATGGCAGTTCAGGACGAGATGGATATTATAATATTAGCGGTGGTTATTCTGGCGGGTATAATACTCAGCCCATGTGGAATAGACGTTATGCTAATAATGGTTCGTCAAGTAGACGTGGCAGTTCACGTATGAGGGGTTCATCAAGAGATAATGATATGATGCAGATATTAAATGATATGTATCAGAATGCTCGTGATGACCAAGAGGCAGATGTTATTCAAGACATCATGAATAAAATGAGATAAATTTTTATGATTCGTAAACCGAGGGTAGATTAAATTCTGCCCTCTTTTTTACTTTTTAAGAAAGGATGGTAATCATTATGTTGAAAACTAATTTAGCAAAACTATTAAAGGTTAAGTCTATCGTAACTCTTCTGCTTACATTTTGTTTTTGTTATTTGGCAGTTTCAAAAGTAATTGATGTCGGAAATTTTATGGAAATTTTTAAGCTTGTAGTTATTTTCTATTTTGGAAGTCAGGTAGGAAAGCATGATGCCGAAGTAGAAAAAGAAGCTGAAAGTGAGGCGAAAGACGATGGTAAAGGTGACAATTGACGAATGGTTAGGATATCTTGAAGGACGTGTAGATATTGACCTATATGTTTGGGGAGCAAATGGAGAATCACTTGTTGAAACTTTGCCACATCTTTGTCAAAAAGAGAAGTCGTTAAATGATGTTGACCGCACTCTCACTCTTTTACAAAAACGATTACTTAATTCAGTTGATATATATGATATTCATTGCGAAGATTGTAGCGGTTTATCAATAAGGTTTTTGTTGGCACACAAAATCATTTCGTCAGACATGACCGCTAATGATTTGTATGAATACATTACAAAAGGGCATGGCAAAGCAATATCACTTTCTGAAGTAAAAGCTGGAGATTATTTATTCAGAGGTTCTGATACTAATAAGAATCATGTGGGTTATGCGGTTAATAGTGAATACGTAATTGAATCGCAAGACCATGATGTGGGAGTAGTGTTAACTAAAATATCAGATAAACAAAAATCAAGTAAGCCGTGGAAATATGCAGCACGTCCTGATTGGTATTACGAAACGCCGGAACCTGCTAAACCAATATTAACTCGTGATTTATATTTAACCAATCCATATATGCGTGGAGACGATGTTGAAGACGCACAAATACTGCTTGCAGAAAAAGGATATAACGTAGGAAGCATTGATGGAATCTTTGGACAAAAGACTTCAAATGCCACAAAAGGATTTCAAACGGATAATAACCTAAAAGCTGATGGAATTATAGGAAAGAAAACGGCGTTAGCGTTAGGGTTTGAATGGGACGGTGATTATTAAATGAAAGACCTTATAGATTATATCGTTAATGGAGATAACATAGCGTCATTTTTAATTGCTATTTCTATGCTTGCTGCGGGTATTGTGTTGATTGAGAAGTTGTATACATGGATAAGTGGTAGATTAAAGAAATACTATGATTTTAAACATGGCAAGGAAGTTGAAAAAGAAAACGAAGAAAATCAAAATGAACATCTTAAGGAATTAGATACTAAATTAGATACTCTTATAAATACAATCAATGCATTGGTAACCAATTTAGATACTTTTGAAAATGGACAAAAGAATGTTAATACGATTTTGCTTCGTGATAAGATTAACTACATTTATAAAGAAGCAATTCAAAAAGGATACATACTTGAAAAGAAGAAACAGGATTTCAAATATGCTTATGATGAATATGTAAGGAATGGTGGGAACTCTTATGTTATAGATGAAGTTGAGCCGTTCATACATAAGCTTAAGGTGTATTTGTCAGATGAAGAAGCGCAAAAGGATCGACAAGGAGAAACGTAATGACTAAATTTGTAAGTTGCGATACTTCCACTAATAATAGTGCGTTAGCATTATTTATAGATGGAGAGTATCAAGAACATAAGCTGATTAATAAATCAAAAATCAAAGATACTTACGAACGCATAAACGAAATGGTAAAAGATATATTTGATTTACTTAATAAGTGGCAACCAGATATCTTATGGATAGAACATCCACAAGGACATGGATCGAATGTTGATATGGTAGGTAAGTTGTGTGAAATACTTGGTGCTGTTAGAGCATGGTGTCTTATACATAATTGTGAGTATAATGAAATAAGTCCATCGCAGTGGCGTAAATATGCTGGCATTCAGCAAGGCAAGAAAAAACGAGCCGAACTTAAACAGGCAAGTATTGATTATATTAAAGACAAACTTGGCATAGACGAGGGTGATGATGTTGCAGATAGCATTGCTCTTGGATATGCCATTTTACATTATTATGAAGGATAAGGAGATAAAAAGATGACAGTAAATGAATTTGTTGGATATTACAAAATGGCTAAGGATAAGAAAGCTGAATGTGAAAAACATATTGTAAAAAAGTATATTCCGTTTGCAGTAAAACTTGCTCAATGTCAAAGTTTAGCTAAAGCAACTATGGAATATCAGGAAAAGCCGGAAGATGCTCCAAGATATTCACAAAATACTGCTTTAAGATATTTGGCATTTTCAATACAACTTATTAATGCCTATACTGATTTTGATGAAATACCTCATGAACAGGGCTTTGATGTTTATGACATGCTTAAAACTTGTGGTGCATTTGAAGAGTTAATGCAACTTATACCTCAAGATGAAGTTAAAGAATACAGTACTTTATTAAGTATGTGTGTTGATGATTATTTGGCAAATAATCGTAACCTAATATCATATTTTGAAAACAAGATTATGGAAATGGCTCAGTTGTCAGCATTACAAGGTGAGGATAAGATTGAAGATGTTACGACAGAATAGGAAGGTGTACCGAATGGGTGATGAGTTTTATAGATTAAGCACTGTAACAGGAAAGAAGTACGATATTTTTAAAACAGTAAAGATATTAAATATTAAACAGTGTATTTATTATATGCAGAATGGTTTCTTCCCAGTTGATATCAAAATAACAGAAACTGATAAAGGTGATAAGTGTTTAGTTTTTTATTATAACAAAGAAGATACTAAAAAGATATATGAAGATTGGAAAAGCAGGAAGGGGTAATTATGGTATATCTTGACAATGCCGCATCAACCTGTCCCTCTTCTGCTGTTGTTAAAACATTAAATGATTTTCTTTATACATATGGTAACCCCTCTTCTATTCATGAATATGGACGGGAAGCTTTTAGGGTAGTAACTAATGCAAGAGAATCTATCAGAAAGATTCTTGGAGCAACTGAAGATGACCAGTTGCTATTTACTTCTGGTGCAACTATGAGCAACAATGTTTTTATACAAGGTTATTTAAATCGGTATCCTCAAGCTGCACTGATAGTTTCAGAAATTGAACATAAGGATATTCTTCTTTTAGCTGATTATCTTGAACAACATGGACGAGAGGTGCATAGAATACCAGTATATCAAGATGGGACACTTTGTTTAAGTGTGCTTGAAAATGTATGTTTTCAGCTTAAGAAAGACGAAAGAGAATTTTTATGTTCGATTCAGATGGCAAACGGTGAATGCGGAGTTATTCAAGATTATGCAACGATAAGCCAGATTGTACATAGATATGGTGGCATATATCATAGCGATGTTACGCAGTATCTCCCCTACTACCCTATTGATTTAGGTAGTGTTGATGCGTTTAGTATGTCTGGACAAAAGATAGGTTGTATCAAGGGAACAGGATTGTTATACATCAAAAATGGTGTAGAAATAGATCCTGTTATATTTGGTGAACAAGGTTTGATTGGCGGAACTGAAAACGTTCTTGGCATTGCTTGTTTAAGAACTGCATTTGAAACCTTGAATAGAGACAATTCTAAACTTGTTGCTATGCGGGATATGTTATATGCAAGGCTTAAACCATATGGGCGTGTATTGGGTTCTGAAAAACATAGATTGCCAAATAATCTTTATATGTCATTTGATAGACCGATGGTTACTTTGTTAAATAATTTTGGGATAATGACATCTGCGGGTTCAGCATGTGCCAAAGCAGAGCCTTCACATGTTGTTTTGGCTATGGGATATGAAGAAGAAACTGCACGTAATGCTGTGCGTTTTTCTTTATCTAATAGTAATACAGAAAAGGATATAGATGACACCGTTGAGGCGGTTAAAAGAGTTATGTGGATAAAGGAGTAAAAGGATGAAACAGAGAAAACTGATTTTATATCATAGATGGATCGGCCCGATTGGAGGGGTTGAAACTTTCATATATAACTTTTGTGTAACTATGCGAAAGTATTATGATATCAAGGTTTTATATGATGAGATTTCACCAGCACAGATATATAGGATATATCCATATGCTGTTGTAGAACATAGGGAAGATAAAAAAATTTATGAATGTGATGTGGTTGTAAACAATACGGCTTCATGGGTTAAGTTTCCAAGCAATATAAAGGCTGATGTGTATTATACGATAATACATTGTGATTACAAGGATTATATCAGATTAGGGAATGTCAACCCTGTTCTTAATGAAGGGCATCAATATATATGTGTTAAGCCTTATGCAAGGGATTCGTTTTCAGATTTATTAAAAGTACCTTGTGATGTTATTGAAGGAACTCTTCAGCCTGATGTTAAGATTAAAAAGGTGTTGCATCTTATCTCTGCTACCCGTCTTACTATTGAAAAAGGCAAAGAGCGTATGTATAAGCTAATCCGTATATTACGTGATAGTGGAATAAAGTTTGACTGGAAGATATTTACTAAGGATAAGTTTAATGTTCCTGACAACTGTCCTGAAGTAATACTTATGCAACCCACATTTGATATATATGACTATATGGCAGACGCTGATTATCTTGTACAGTTGTCGGATACTGAAGCTTTATGTCTTGCAGTTAGGGAATCTCTTTCTGTAGGTACACCCGTAATCGTGACGGATATTCCGGGGTTTGACTATATAGAAGAAGGAGTTTTGGGTTATAAGGTTAATCTTGATATGTCTAACGTGGATATTGATAAGATATATAATCATATACCTAAAGTAAAATGGAAAGAAAATAAGGATGAAATTCTTGAGAAGTGGTTTGAGAAATTGGGTAAGCCAGTTGAAATGGATAAACCACTTAATGAAATGAAAAAAGTTAAGATTAAAATTCTTATAGACTATACAGATATCGTTTTAAAGAAGTACATAACAGCAGGAACTGTTATGGAAGTAGACGAACCAAGAGCAGTCACGCTATGTCAGGCAACGACAGAGCGTCCGAAGATTGCAGAAAGGATAAGGGAATGATGAATTTACTTATGCGTGAGGATAAGACAATTCGCCTCACAAATGCAGTACCCGTATATCAATATGATACTTCGACAGATAAACTAAGAATATTAGTACCGCATTTTTGGGAGGAATATGACCTCACGGAATTTAATGCTGTTTTATCATATATGTTACCCGATGGTACAATAGGTACAGAAACTCTTGTGCTTGATGAAGAACCGTATAACGAAGATTATATTTCGTATACTGTTGTGATAACTACAACATATACTGCTATCCCCGGAACGGATTATTTGAAATTAGTTTTTGCTAAGGTTGGGCAAGATGATACAGCATATGTGTTAAGGTCGCAGTTGGGTAAATTGCCAATCCTTAGCGACAATGTTGTATCTGGCGAAATAGATCCCGGAGCAGTGGCAAGAATTGAATCTCAGATTGCTGACCTTGATTATAGGCTTAATGTTGCAGCAGCAGAAATATTGAATATTGATGATAACGGCTTAAAGATAGTTCTTTGAAAGGTGGTGTTATAAGTGGCTGATAGAAACAAACCCGGTTATATGAATTTCGCAGATATAGCCGATAGGCTTGAAAGCGGGAAATTAAATGCCTATGACACCGTATATACAAAGGATACACATGAAGTTGTATTTATTAAAGAGGACAAATCTTTGATAAGGATGAAATGTAGGCTTGATGTGTACTCAAGTGTTGTAATTGCCGAATATAATCTCAATCTCAATACTGATACTTATATCGGACAGATTGTTGGTATTGAAGATGACGGATGGGTTCGGCTATATAACGTTAACTATGCAGATAATAGATTTTTTGTTAAAAGGGTTGGTATAGATAAATACGGACAGTTGGAAAACAAACCTCAGATTAACGGAGTAACACTTGAGGGAAATAAAACAACTGAACAGTTAGGTATTGATATACCGACAAAATTCTCGCAACTTTATGATGATGTAGGATATGAAACTATAGACCATTTAATTGCGAATTATTATTCTAAAACACAGGTTGATGAAACCTTTGCAACCAAAAATGAAGTTCCTGATATAGATGTTAATCCAGAACAGACCACACAAATCCTTACAAGCATTGGAATCAATGGTGTTAATTATACTTTCCGTGATAGCAATGGTATGATAATTAAAACCAAGGCTGAATGGGAACAATTAACTCACATGAGAAGTGTTGAAGGTGTTTGGTATGTTTATAGTGATTACAGGCAAGAAGAAGATCCGACAACTCATGTTATTAAAAATATTCCAAGAGTAAAGATTGGTGACCATTATGGGACATATGTTGTAGACTTACCATTTACAACAGTATCGATAACGGATGCCGATATTGAAAAATGGAATAATCATGTTGGTGTTACTGTAAATGGAACAAATTTAACATTCTTTCATTAAAAGGAGATAATAAAAATGGCAAATCCTATTCTTATACAAATAACTTTGCCCAATGGTAATACTTATGACATAGTTGACCAAGGGGCAAGAGATTTAATAAAAGAACTTATGAATATTCATGAGTATCTTGGTGTCACAACTACTGCCCTAGTTGATGGTTCTACCACAAACCCTATTACTATTGATGGAGAATCGGTTACTGCGGAAGCTGGTGACGTTGTTACTTTAAGTTCAGATAGTAGCGAAATGGTATTTGATTCACTTGGCGAATGGCATACTTTTGGTTCGTTGTCGGGGCTTGGTGCATTGGCATTTAAGAACTCTGCTAGTGGCAGCTTTACTCCTCAAGGCTCAGTAAGCGCAAGCTTTACTGGTACTGCTACAACGTCAACAGGATCGTTTACTCCTGAAGGTTCAGTGAGTGCAAGTTTTAGTGGCACTTCTACTACTTCTACGGGAACGTTTACACCAGAGGGTTCTGTAAGTAGTTCTGGCGGAACAAAGACAATTAAACAGTTTAAGAGTGGTGGCTCAATGCCTACGTATACTGTAAGCAATGGTAATCTAACAATCGGAGCTGGCACGGAAGCATCGGGAGAAGATGTTACTGTAGGTGATGGCTCTGTATCAAGTACATTTAGTGGTACTGCGGGAAGTGTTAGTGTTAGCGGAACTCCCAGTGGCTCTGTCAGCGCAACGTTTAGTGGTACTGCAGGGAGTGTCAGTGTTAGTGGAACTCCTAGCGGTTCTGTTAGCGGAAGTTTCACAGGTACTGCCGGAACTGTCACAGTATCGTAATGAAAAGGAGGTAAGAACATGGCTGACATAGAATTAAAAAGCATGAACCTACCTAATGATAATAATACGTATTGGTTTACTGATAAAGACGCACAAGATAAAATAGACAGTTCATTGGAATCGGTATCGGGCAATCCTATATCCATCACGGGTTTAAAATCCTCGCAATTAGCGGTCAATCCCGTTATAATCTTTGAGCCGATACAGGACTTACACGGGCAGAGTAAGTCTTATCCCGCAGGCGGGGGAAAGAATAAGCTAAACGCTGACGATTATTACGATTCTTACAAACAGACAGACGGCTCTTATCGTGCTACGGGTGGCACATTTAATGGCATTAAAATATATGCTACAAGTGACATGATTGGCAATACATACACGTTTTCAGCGTATTTAGATTTGTCAAAAGAAACCTCACCTACAAATGCCCTTACAAAAAGAGCGGTTAACGGTGTTGGCACAAATGGTACTCTTATTAATTCGGGTGAAAAGGGAGTGTCAAGCGTTACATTTACACCTACGTCAACAAGTGATTATGTATTTATAACTTATGGCACAGGTAGTGACCGCTATTTTACCGCATCAAACTTGCAGATAGAAGCAGGCGAAACGGCAACGGCATACGCCCCTTACGAAAACATCTGCCCAATAAGTGGCTATGATAAAATTGAGGTTTTATCGGGAAATAAAAATGTAATTACAGAAATTGAACAGGGTTCTTGGGATAAGTCAACAGGTACTAAAACCACAGGCAGTACAAGATGCCGTTCAATCCGTATGTACCCATTAGGTTCTTCACAATACGTATTATCAGTGGCAAGTAATGTAAGTGGAAAAACTGCAATGGTTGTTGTGCATGAATACGTATATTCTAACGGTACATTTGTCAATACATTTGATAGTGGTTGGCAAAATTCGGGATATACATTTACAGCCACAGCAGGAATGTATTATGCCTTTGTATTTGGTTTTACTGATAATTCAAATGTAACACCTGCATCATTTAAGGATGTTCAACTTGAAACAGGTCAGACCACCACAACCTACGCCGAACCCCATAAAACCACAGATTTATCCGAATCTTTGGGGCAGACGGTGTATGGCGGTTCGTTGAATATTAGAAGTGGAAAGTTGACTAAAACATGGGGTATCATAACATTTGATGGATATGAAAATTGGGCAGAATACGATGGCGGTTACTACTATTCAATAAGAGGATTTGCACAAGCCGAAATCACGGGTGCAATCGCAAATCGGTTTGCATATTCAACGGCAAAGACAACTGGTACATTCAGAGGATTAAGTGGTGGAGGTTCATATACACCATTGTTCTATTATAGCGGAGTATCAAGTCTACAAGATTGGATATATTGGTTAAGGGATAACCCCATTACATTTGTATATCCACTTGCTACATCCATCGAAATTCAACTCACCCCTCACGAAATACCCCTTGCGCAGGGCTACGCTTATCTGTCTACCAACGGAACATTAATTCAGTTGGCTTACCACAACGGCGAGATGGCAAGGTTGGCGGATGTGGAACAGTTAAGTGAAACGGTGGAAAAAGGGTTCGCATTATTCCCAACATTTGGATTCCCTAAAGTTGAGATAGCGGATAAGGGTGTTACGTCATCATCATCATATAGCCTTGATTTAACTACTTTGAAAAATAATCTATATTTAATTTCGGCGATATATACTACGGGTGGGTTTTCAGCATTTGGTGTGCTATGTAAACGTAGCGATACTTGGTCATATCAAAATTTGTATACGTCAAATCGTATAACTATTAGTTTATCGGGGACAACATTATCGTTTGTGGTCACTTCGGGGTATGGTGCATCTTACGTGAATGTTGTGGCTTTGTATTAACCCCATAAAATAACCATTTTAGGAGGAAAGATGTGGAAAGTTTCAACAGTAATATGTCTTAAATGCCTAAAGCGTTGGGTATCGGTTAGAGAACGGGAAGTTTTATTGACGCAATTAGAATGTCCACAATGTGGTGAAATAGGCTTTGCAATCGAAACAGGGGAAGAAGTCAACGAGAAACTTTGCGAATCCTGTAAGGCATTTAAAGATGGGAAGTGTAAATTAGGGTTATCCAATGATGAGGATTGCCCATATTTTGAATACAATGGATAAGGAGGATATATGGGCATAATTGTATTATTTATAGCATTTTTTGTATCGGGCTATATAGCAGGATATTGCACAGAGGATAAAGACAAAGCAACCCCATAAAACCAAAATTTCATTCGGTGGCGGAATAGGTAGACGCTAATGGTGTACAACATGAGAAGAACGGTTTGTACAAGCCGTGAGGAGTGAAGTCTTTGTTTCATGTAAGGTGCAAATCCTTACCCGAATGATTTATACAGCGCCTTTTAGGGCATTAATTTTATACGGAGCAGGGAGGGGAGCAATCTCCTCTCTGCTATTTTTAAGATATGACAGTAAATAGTAGGGCATAATTACTAATTACGGATTACTATATGCTGTTATGTTAGGACGCGGGGCTTCTCGCGTCTTTTTCGGATTTAGAAAATTGAAAGAGGTGAAGGGTATGGCAGATGATAAATTAAAAAAACGTATACAAAAAAGAGCAGAACAAATTTTGCATGATAAAATAAAACCTATTGTTAAACAATTAATAAAAGATGTCAATCAAGAAGTTAAATTAGCCATAGAGCGATTTTATGATGATCAATTTGATACATTTTATAATAGTGATTTTACACCAAAAACTTATGTAAGACAATATGGTATGCAGGATATGTATCGTATAACAACTAAAAGAACTCCATTGGGTTATATTATAACATATAGGTTTGCTGCTGATTTGGAAACAGCGCAGCATACTAGATGGAGTGGAAAAGCTGATGGCGCAAATGAAGCCGTATTTAATCTTAACTTTATGTATGGTTATCATGGTGGATATATGTTAGATAAGGATAATCCTAAAGGATGGAGATATCCTAGAATACGAACAATTCCATCTCCTTATGAACAAATCAAAGATTATATAGATAATTATAAGATTCCGGAGGTATAATTATGGCACGTAAGAAAAACGAAGCGGTTATTCCGATTACTGTTGAAGCGACAGGAAAAGGCATAAATGAAGCCATGCAAGAGGCTGAGAAACTAGAAAAACAAACTAAAAAAACCAAAAAACAAACTAAAGAATTAAAAGATTCTTTGGCTCAAACTGGTGATGGCGCGAAACAGGCGGCTAAAGGAGTGCAAATTCTTGATGATCAAATGAAAGATTTTGCAGATAATCTTAAAGCTGTAAAAGAAGCCTTAGAAGATATTCATAAATTATTAGGTGAAAAAGGAATAACTTTTAATACTGAAAAAATACAAGAACAAATTGGGAAATTAAAAACAGAATTTGCCAGTTTAAATACAACTATAAATTCTGCATTTAAAGATGATGCCAGCACGGACAATTGGATACGTAGATTGACCAAGGTTGCTGGTGATATAAGGAATATACGTTTTAGATTATTTGGTGATGACAAGGTTCCGCAAGAAACCATTAAGGTAAAGTTAGCATCTATTGATAAAGATGATAACCCCGTAGCGGATATTGTTAATTCATTAAAAGAAATTAAGAAGTTCCAAATTCCATTAGAACCAATTAATCAATTGTTAGCTAAACTTAATGAAATATCACGAGTAATAACTGATATTATGGTTGGATTACGGTTAGATAGTAAATTGCCAACTGCAGTTATTAAAGATGAATTAACAGAAGTTAAAACCCAACTTGACGCTATTAATAAAGAAGCTAATAAATATGAAAAAACACTTTCTCGTCTTACAGGTATAACTAAAAACAAAAATGTTGATGAAAATGGAAAAGAAACTGTAACTGAAATATTTCATACTAATGCTTTAGTTAAAACAGCAAAACAGGTATATACTAAAGATAAACCAGATCAAAAGGATATTCAAGCTCTTGAAAAAGAAATTATTAAATTATTGCAGTTTGGCGCCGATTTAGAAAATGTAAATGTTAAAGTTGGCAAATCAGCAACAAATTATTTTCAGATTGTAAAATCTATGTTTAAAAATTATTCTACCAGCATGATGCCTCAAGGCAGTGGTGGATTAAAAGATTATTTATCTGAATTTTTTGATTATGCTGTTTCAAAAGATAGCGCAAATCCTTCTATTCTATTAAAAAATCAAAAAGTATACGAAGAAACATTTGCTAAGACATATAAAAATCTTTTAAAACAAAAGGAATATTATACTAAACAATTATCTTTTGCAGAAGCCAGAGACGCTACGCCTTCTGTTATTGCGTATGATGAAGATACAGTAAAAGCAATGGCTAATGCGTTAGGCAATTTAGGAACTAATGTAACGCAAACCGCTAATCAGGTTTCTACAGTAACACAATTTAGTCAAGAACAATTAACGCAACTGGTTGGCGGATTATCTGCTATTGTAGAGTGGTTAGAAAAGATTAATACAGCGCTTGGTGAATTAGGTACTAAAACTGATATTTTTAATAATTTGCCGACTTTTAATATTAACGAGCAGGATCAAATAGATGATTTAGCACAAGCTGTTGCTGATAAAAACAAAGAATATTTAAAATTTTTAGAGCAAACTAATATAGTAACAAATTCAATTCTTGATAGTATTAAAAATATTACTATTGCAGCAAAAGATTTGGATTTATCTGATTTGTTTAAAAATTTTACAGGGACACAGCCTGCAAATGGCTCTGCTAATGATTTAATACAATCATTAAAAGACATTCAAGCTGCAGAAAAGAAAGTTGTAATTGGTAAAAAGAAATTTAGTGAACAGGCTGAAGAAATTCGTAATCTTGCTCAAGCTTATGCAAAATATAAAGCTTTAGGTGGAACTGAATCTATCGCAGATATGACTAAAAAGCGAGGATTGGCTTCGCGTGTTGAACAGGAATATATAAAATTGGCTTCTCAAAGTCAAGACATTTCTATACCTGTTAATATTGTTCCTAAGTTAACTGATGATTTTGATGCACAATTGCAAAAATTAATTGATTTACAATCTTCAGATATAGATATAAACATTAAGCCTAACATATCAGATGTTGTAAATGATTTTATTAAACCAATTATGGTTGCTGTTGAAGGACATCCTGTAGAAGTAGAGGTTGCTCCTATTGTAGATCAGTTTATTAAGGATATTCAGGCAGCATTAACAAAGTCATTGGATTTATCTTCAATAAAAGAATTAACAGCGTCAATTGAGAATGCACTTAAGGCTGAACAAATTCCTGTACATTTAGATCCTGTTATTGATGACTTAATATCCAAAATAAAATCAACGTTAGCAAAAAGAGAGTTTGGTATTCAATTAAAACCTATTGTTAACAATTTTATACAAAATATTAAAGTTGCATTAGACAAGAAACAAGTTCCTGTTAATATTAAGCCTGTAGTAGGCAAAGAATTTAATGATGAATTAAAAAAGAAATTAGAAAATAAAAAGCCCGGAGTTAGTATTACTCCAAATAATATCAGCGAATTTGTTAAAAAGCTACAATCTTCTTTAGATAAAAAAGTTGTTAAAATAAAAGTTGAACCAATATTAAAAGATTTTATTAAACGGTGTAAAGAAATATTATCTGGCAAATATGTTCCAGTAAATTTTAAACCGCAAAATCCTATACATAATAATGGCAAACCTTTTAACAATCAAGAGATGCAGCAGTTGTTAGATGACGAAACGACTAATAAATCTCAAAAAACAACATCAATGGTTAACGGACATATTGTTAGTGGCAAAGTCGTTACTGATGATAATGGTGTTAAAAGGACATATACCGTTGACCAATTTGGTAATGAAAAAGTAACAGAACAAACTGTTAACAAAGAAAAACAAATTGAAAAAGAATATAAAGAAATTTTATCTAATTATAATCAGATTCTTCAATTAAAACGTCAAATGAAGAATCAAACAGAAAAAGAAGCTGAAGTAACAAAACAAATTATTAGTGAACTAACAGAAACTACAGAAGCGCAATATAATGCTTTAGATAAGTCTGGACTTTCAAATAATAAAACAAAAAAGATTAATCATGTTCAACGTATGATTCAAGGCGTTGAAGTAGATAATGAGTATGCTCGACAAAATGCAGCAATGCAATATAATGCTTTATTTAAAAAGGTATCAAATTTAATTAATAATCCATTATTATTTAGAGATCAAAATAATTATGATGTATTTAAAAATGAATTTAATAATAAAGGATTTGAACTCTTTAATGCCGATGAATCTACTACGGAAAATATTAAGAAGCAAACCCAAGCATTAAAAGCATTATTTGCTACATATGAAAAGAGTGGTAATTTTACTAAGTTATTAAGAGATTACGAAGATCTTAATAAATTTATGAGTGACAATACTGCCCTTTCTGGAGAATTAAAACAGCGTTTCCAAGCTTTATTGGATGAAATGAAGCATTTTATTGATTTAGGATCTATTCCTCCTGAAGTATTAAAACAATTAAATGATTCAATGATAAAACTTCGTACAGAAGCTAAAGCAACTGGAAATGTTGGTGATACATTTTTTACTACATTTAAGAAACATTTAAAGAGTATTAATGCACAATTTATTGCTCAATATTTTAGTATTCAAGATTGGATAAGATATATAAGAAGTGCAGTCAGTGCGGTAACTGAACTCGATTCTGCATTAAATCAGTTAAAAATTATCAGTAATGAAACTGATATGGCGCTGCAGGGAATTGCTAAGAATGCGTATTCTCTTGCTAATAACTTAGGTATGACTACAACTGAGGTTATATCTTCTGTTACCGAATGGCGTAGATTAGGTAAGTCAATGGAAGATTCCATGATACTTGCTGAACAGGCTGCAAGACTTTCAACTGGTGGTATGATGGATATTAATGCCGCTACGACATCTCTTATCTCTTCGATGGAAGCGTTTAAGCTGGGCGCCGATGAAGTGGGTAAAGTTGTTGATCAGTATATCTATCTTGGTAACAACTATGCAATATCGTCGGAGCAGCTTGCTACTTCTTTAACTAAATCAATGGCAGCATTGAAAGTTGCGGGCAATTCACTGGAAGAAATTGAAGCTCTTGAAGTTGCTGGTAATACGATGGTTCAGGATTCGGATGTTGTTAGTAATGCTTTGAAAGTTTTAAGCATGAGACTTCGTGGCACTACTGGTTCTGCACTTGAAGAAATTGGTGAAGATACTGAAGGACTTATTGAAAACTTTTCAAAGCTAAACAATAAAATTCAAGCATTAACTAAAACTGTAAGTAATCCTGCAGGTGTTAGTATTGTTGATAAGATGACTGGTGGGTATAAGAGTACATATCAAATCTTATTAGAGATTTCAAAGGTTTGGCAGGATATTGGCGACATGCAAAAAGCTGAACTGCTTGAAATTATGGCAGGTAAAGTAAGAGCAACAGCGGCCGCTGCTATTCTTGAAAGACCTGATTTGCTTGAATCTGTTTATGAAGACGCTATGAAAAATGCGTCCGGAGCTGGTGAACGTGCAGTTACAATTTCTATGGAATCTATAGAAAAGAAAGTCAACGTTCTTAAAAATAATTTAAGTCAGCTTTCAAGGGATGTTATTGATTCGGATTCTGTTAAGAAACTTATTGATTCATTAAATGAACTTATACAAGGAATCAGAGAGGCAGGGCAGGATTTGGCTCCTGTTATGTCGGGATTGATGGAGATTTTAAATCTTGTAGTTAAGATAGCCAGTATTGCTCCGACGGGTACATTAGTTGGTGCATTATTTGCTAAAAAGAAGATTTTTAATTCTAATAGTGATTTGTTTAGCAAATTAAACTTTACAAAAATTTTTAAAAGCGATTTACAAGTTATTGAGGGAGCAGTTGAAGGTACTAATACTTATGCTGAAGCATGTGAACGACTTAATGATTCTATGGAAGAGTTGTCTCCTGCTACTCAGGCTTTTGTACGTACTCAAATTGCAACTAATGAATCAACGCAGGATGTTGTAAAAGCATGCAAGAAACAGGCTGTTGCAACTAAGGCATTAAGTATTGCTCAAGGTTTATTAAATACAGCGTTAAGTATTGGTCTTTCATTACTTGTTTCATATGTGGTGCAGGGAATAAGTTCTTTAATTCATTATGAAGAAAATGCAAGAAAGAAAACACGCGAAATGCTTGATGAACTTCAGGCATCTACGGATGAGTATAAGAAACAATCAGATGCTCTTAAAGACCTTATTACAAAATACAAAGAATATAATGACACATTACAAGACAACAACTTAACAGAATCTGAGATATATTCTATTAAGCAAGACTTGTATGATTTGCAAGAAGATATTAATAATCAATATGGTGATACGGCTAATGGTATTGATCTTGTAAATGGCAAATACAAAGAGACTCTTGGGTTACTTGAAGAAATTGAAAAACAAGAAAGAGATAGATATATTGCACAAAATGCGGGTAAATATGAGGAAGCTCAAATAACAGCAAGTAACAGAAAATTTATGGATGAATTAATGATGTCATCTGCATTTTCAGGATGGGGATTAAGTATTCCCACAAGGATAATGTCTACTCTGTTACAAAATTACGGGTTTGATTTAGCAAATGGTTCGGCTCAGGAATTTAAAGATGTAATTGACGAAATCGTCTCTGATTATCAAGATAAGACTAAATTAACACCAGAAATGATTGCTAATATGGCAGGGTTGAGTGAGGACAGAGTAGATGCAATTCGTGAAATGTTTGATGGTCTTGTTGTAAAATGGGGAGAGATTGTTAATAATAAAGAAAGTTATTTGAATGAAGAAATAGATGCTAGTCAGATTGTTAAAGACTATGAAACATATTTAACTGCTAACAATCCTGCATATTCTGCGTTGTACGATGTTCTTAGTGATTATGTTAAGAAGTTAAATTCTGCACAAATTACGGGTGATAAAGCTGAATATCAGAAACTTTATAAAATAACGGAAGATTATCTTAAAGGCGCATCGGGTATTATACCTTATGAAAGTATTCTTAATGATTTTAAATCTCAGATTGATAAAATTAATACCGCCTATGAAAACCAGATTGCTCAGGAAAATGCAGAGGCGCAAAGCATCAGAGAAAGAGCCGAACATATTTTAAATGCAAAGATTTTAGGCTGGGATAACGGCAAACGGACGAGTACGCAATTTACTCATATGGGCGCCGAAATTGATACAAAGTCTGGATTTGCTATATTAAATTGGCATGTTCAGGAAATCAGAAAAGCTTTTGAGGATTTAAAGGTTGATACTTGGGAAGAAATTAATCTTTTTGATGATGTCATTAAAGAAGCGGTTGACGCTGGAATGCGTGACATAAATGATTTGTTCGATTTGTATAAGAAAAGATTAAAAGAATTAAATACAGTCAAGACTGAAGTGTTTGATTATGCCGATTGGCTTAATAAAGATTCAGGTGTTAAAAATGGCGATACTGCATATTCAAATAATAATCTAATTACAGCTTATAAAAGTAGCATTGGTCAACTAACTGATTTTATTAAAAATAATAAAGAGGGACAGGTTGATGTAGACTTTGGTGATATTGTACGTATTACATCAAGTGATGAGCTTTTTAAAGCCTTAAATATGGACGGGTTTGATAAATATATCAAACAGTTTGGCGAAAGCTACATGGCGATTTTTGCTTATATTAACGATGCAGAGGAAAGTCTAACAAAGAGTCTTGATATGAACACAAGAGACAAGAATCTTTTATTAAAAACTCTTAATAATATTAAGACTGAGGCTCTTGGTGGCAGTAATAGTATTTATAAGCTTCGTGATTCTTACATGGAATTACAGGGGGCAACTTCAACTCCAATTGGAGAGTCAATCAAAAAATTAAACCAAGAAGAAAAACTGACCTATCAGGAAATGCTTAATATTATTAATAAGTATCCTGAATTAAAAGAAGCGGTTGTGCAATATTCAGACGGTACTTATAGCATTCAGAAAGAGAATATTGATAATTTAATTGAATCATATGCAAATATGTCTAATGAATATATTTCATATATGACTGATATGTATAAGGCAACAATTCAATTGTCGTGGGCGCAACAGGGATTTAATAAAACCATTGATGACGCACAAAAGATTTATCATGAAGCTCTTGAAAAACAAGTTCCACTTGATAATTTGTTTGGCGAAAATACTGGCAAAATTATTGAAGCTATAAAATTCCTTGAGGAGTTTGAATGGCTTGGTGAAAAAAATGAGCCTGATAACGCTACGTATTTAAATTATACTGAATGGCTTGGACGCAGCTCAAACCTTGTTAAAGATTCAAAGAGTGGAGAAAAATATCTTAATAACGAATTGATTTCTACATATCAATCTGCTATAGCTGATTTTAAGCAGTTCTTGGAAGAAAATGAACAAGGTGAAATTGAAATCAATCTTGGTAAAGTTGCAACCTATGTTGGCAATACCGAATTATTCAAACAGCTTGGCATGGACGCCTTTGAAACCTATGTTGAAGCGTTTACAGACGAATCAGGTAATATTGATAAAGCTAATTTGCTTGGTACATATATTAAAGATGTCTTTGCAAAAGCTATTCGTAGCGTAAGTTCAGAAGAATTAACTGAAGAAGGTTATGCATTATTAACTCAGGCATTTGATAATATTAATTCTGAAATCTTTGGTGTATCAGAAAACGTATTTAAGATTGAAGAATCTTATTGGGAACTTCGTAAATTACAAGAAGATGTAAACAAAGGTGTATCCTTTACTCAAGAAGAAGCCGAAGATTATATGAACAAATATGGCGAATTATATGGAGCCATAGAGTCTGTAACTAAGGAAATAGATAAGGAAACTGGCGAAATAATTAAGATGTATAAATTCCAAGAAGGCAGTATTGATTCTTTAGTTGGGAAATATGCATCACTTTCTAATGAAGCCATTACATCACTTAAAGATCAAAGTAAGTATTTTACTGAAACCATAAAATATCTTCGACAGATGCAGATTGAACTTGTACAGGCAACTGTTGATGCGGCAATGTTAAGAGCAGGATTACCTTTTAATGTTGATTTAAAAGCAATGATGAATACCGATGCTAATCAAGCAGATATAGGTCGTGCCATTGCTGAATCAATGAAAGGCTTAGATGAAGAAACCCAAAAAAGTATAAATAGAATCATTAGTGAAGGACAACAGCGCGTATGGAATATTATGCATGGTTCCGAACTTGATTTAAAACAGGGTGATGGTTCTGCAACGGGTGCTGGTGGCGATAAGGACAAGGACAACAAATCCCAATACGACTGGCTCGACTCCTATCTTGATAAGCGTAACCGCGCCCTTCAAGAAGAACAGACTGCATATGATAGACTTACCAATCAAGTAATCAAAAAAGGCGATATCGAAACCGAGTATAATAAACTTCAGAACGAATCTCTTTATGAACAGAATAAACTTCTTAACGACCAGATACTTGCATATAGTGAAGCCGAAAAAGAATACGGAAGACGTATGAATGAAGGCTTGTTATATGATAATTTGGTAGAAGCGTTTGGTAATGACAAGAGTAAGGCAGATGAGATTGTTCAAAAGATAATTAATCGTGAAGATATTGCTCTTGAAGAATACACTTCTGACCAAGCATCGGCAATCTCCGCAATGGCTGACAACTATAATAAACAGCTTGATGCGGCTGACAAGAAGCTTGAGGCTCAAAATACCAAGCGTGAAAACTTACTTAAGATGTTCACCAATAACATCGAGTTTATCACAAAGAAATTTGACCACGCTCTTAACGAGTTTGCTCAAAGACAGGCACAACTTGAGCATTATCAATCAATGCGTACTAATTCAGGTATGATGGAAAATCAGAAGTTATATCTTGCACTGCTTGATAACGAAAGTCGTGAACTTGAAGCTAATATACAAAAGCGTAATGAACTGATGAACACGCTCAATACACTGCAACCTTATACAGAAGCAGAAATTGAGGAATGGTGGAATACCAAAGAAGCAATTGACGCAACCACTCAGGCAATCTGGGAAAGTGAAGAAGCAATTGTTTCATACCAAAAGAGTATGCGTCAGCTTTCTTGGGATCTTAATGATAAGATAAGAGACATTACGGGTAATGTTCGTAATGAAACTTCGTTCTTAATTGATACGTTAGGCACGTTTGAGAAAGACATGTATTCTTATGAGAGAGATTTCTTAGGAAATGATGCAGAGAAGACAAAGATATATAACGGACAGATGTCTGACCAAGGTCTTGCTACTCTCGCACTCCGTAGGGTAAATGCCAAAGCTTATCGTGAAGATATCGAACGTATCAATAAAGAGATTGAAGACGCTCAAGAAGAATATCTGAAGAACACTGCCGATGTTGATGCTCTTGATAGGCTTAACAATTTGATTAGCGAAAGAAATAATCTTATCCAATCATATAACGATGAGCGAGAAGCTATATTAGCACTTGTTAAGGACGGATATGATAAGCAATTGCAGAGCCTGCAGGCAATTACAGATAAGTATATGGAAGCTAAACAAGCCGAAAAAGACTTATACGAGTATCAGAAGAATATTGCAAAGCAGACAAAGAATGTCGCAAACATTAGAAAGCAGATGCAGGCGTATGCCGGTGATATGTCTGAAGAAGCCCGTGCAAAGTTGCAAACTCTTAATGTCCAGCTTGAGGAAGCTGAAGAGGGACTTGCAGATACACAATATGATCGTCAATTACAAGACCAGCAACGCATCTTCGATCATCTCTATCAAAGCCTTGAAGATTTCTTCAATGATAAACTTGAACATCCTGAACAAATACTTAAGTCAACCGAAAAACTTGTTAATGACAACATGCCTAAGATTAAAGATACCTTGAATAATTCGTTGAGTTTCTACAAGACAAATATTTCAAAGAGTCTTGATAATATTTTAGGAGCAAATGGAATTGGTAAGATAGCAAGCAATATAGCTACAGTTGATGGTGATATAAAGGGTATTAAATCAAGTGTAAATTCTACTGGTGCAGATTTAAAGCATTATCTTGAAGAAAACAATCTGAAGAAACAAAAAGAAGAAACTATTTATGAAAGAATAGCTGATCTTTACAATGAAGATAATATGTTTGGTAAAAACTTTAGAAGTTTTAATACCAAACTTGACGAGATCAATGAATCTATTCAAGCTATTGATAAAGATAATAAAGAGGAAAAGAAAAAGAAAGAATCTGAAACAGAATCAGAAGCTACTACTACAACCACAACTTCCACTTTGAAAAACCAGACAACTGGACTTAATGGGATGAAATATGTTAGTGGCAAGTGGGAAGTTAATTTGTCAGAAGCTAAAGATGTTCTTGAAAGTTTAGGTCTTGAGGATTTCAAAGAATCACTTTATAGAGGTCACGTATATGATTCATGGCTTGAATCACATCATATTGTTGTAGTAGATGATAGGCATAAGAAACGTGCAAAGGGCGCAAAGAAAATCTCAAGCAATGAACTTGCGTGGACGCAGGAAAACGGTCTTGAAGCAATTCTTCGTCCTACCGATAATGCTATTCTTACACCTCTTAAAGCTGGCGATTCTGTACTTACAGCAGAAGCAACACAAACACTTTGGGATTTTGCTAACAATCCTTTAGCGTTCATGAAACAGAATATGGGTATGACAACTGTATCTAAGAGTGCAGGAGTCACATTCAATAATTCTATGTCACCCACGATTGTGGTTAATGGTGTATCAAATGCTAATGAGTTCATCCGTGAACTTCAGAAGAATAAGCAGTTTGAATCTATGATTCAAGATATGACAATCAACCAGATGAATGGTGGCAATTCGTTAGCAAAGTTAAAATATAAGTTTTAATTATAACCGCATGGCATGTCATAGTGTCATGCGGTATTTCTTTTTATTCGAGGAGGACAACAATGACACACAAGGATAGACAGGCTCGTATGATGGACGAGTTAAAGGAAGAACTTGCAAAAGTTAAATTAGAAAATAATGAGTTGCTCGACAAGTGTTTGGAACAGGATGTTGAACAATCCGAACTTATCGAAACTCTTAAGCAGATAAATAAAGAATGGGGCGAGGCTTTGCAGGATATCAAAAAGGCTCGTGACGAATATTGGCAACTGGTCAAGGAACTGACAGAGTTCCGTAATAAGATGATAGGCAGTACAAGGTTACAACGCAAGGTTAACAAATTACTGCCGTAAGGAGGTATTATGTACGCAAAAGATTTTACTTATGATGGTGCAACATTAAGTTCAAAAGGGTATATTTTGTGTGAGTTTGGTAATGGCAGTGATACACAGGCGGGATCTAAGATATCATTCTCGACAGTGCCTGTTGATAAGGGGCAGAAGTTTTTAATGGCTGATGCCAAGTATGAAGAGTGCCTTACTACTACCCTACACATTTGTAAGGATATGTGTAATATAAGCGACCAAGAGAACTTAAAACTCTCTCCTGCCGATGTGTCAGCATTGTCACGTTGGCTGAATAAAAAGGCGTTTAAGTCAATGGTGTTTGATGCAACAGGGTGGACAGATATCATATTTGAAGCCAGTTTTAATGTGTCAACTGTAGAGATTGGCGGGGAGATATATGGGCTTGAATTAGAGATGGTAACGAATAGACCGTTTGCTACCAAGGCGTTGACGACAAAAACAATGACATTTGCTGCGGGTTCATTAAGCCAAAGCCTATTAGACGATTCAGATGAGATTGGATATATTTATCCTGACTCTTATAAAATCACAATGGGTTCGGCAGGAAACCTTACTATCGCTACAGCGATAGAGGGTAGGGAAACCAAAATAGCTAACTGTTCTAATAACGAGATTATCACTATTACCTATCCTACTATCTCATCTAATGTCGTTGCTCATGCTATACAGGATGATTTCAATTATGTATTCCCAAGGGTTGCAAATAGTGCATCTGTAAGGACGGATACTATAACAACAAATCTTCCCTGTACTATAGAAGTGAAGTATAAACCGATTGTAAAAGTCACACTGTGAGGTGATGTGAAATGATAGATATTAATATTAATTTTGGGGCAGACGGATTGGCGGAAAATCTAACATTTGTGCTTGCTCGTAAAGATAAATCCAAGATAGGTTTATTGAGTAATCCGCAAGATGTTGACGCAACCATAAGTCTTGAAGAAGCTCCAAGTATATCAGTTAAATTTTATAACGTTGAAAATCCTTACTGGAATGATATTAATATGTTCAAGCTGATATATGTGCCGGAACTTGATACATATTATTCCATTGAATGCGAAGAGAGTGAGGGTGATGGTGGCTCTTATAAAGCACTGACACTTACCCGTATGGCTGAATCAGAACTTGAACAGCCTAAAGTCTATGGGCTTCAGATAAACACCGAGGAAGATATTATCAGAGAAGACTATGATTCTAACTTCCCCAATGTTTTATATCGTGATCCTGAAGACATTCATGCATACGATGATATATGGAACTCTGATGAGAAGTATGAGGATTATACTGATGCACAAAAGAGTGCGGTGTTACGTAACTCTTCTATTATGCATAGGGTATTAAGTTATGCTCCGCATTTTACCATTGGAAATGTTGACGAAAGTATACAGAATATTCAACGAATCTACACATTTGATGGTACTAGTGTGTATGAATGCTTAAATCAGATTGCCGAAGACATGTCGATAATATTTGATTATGATGACAGAACGGTCAACGCTTATGACGCATTAAGCTATTGCGAAGACTGTGGGTTTCGTGGCCACTACACAGGTGAATGCCCTAACTGTGGTGGTACAAATGTTATTGAGGGCTTTGGCGACAATACTGGCATATGTATCAGTACTGAAGCCCTAGGAACTGATATTACATATACAAGGAATAGCGATGCAATCTGCAACTGTTATCATATCGCTGGCGGTGATGATACAATGACCGCAGCTATCTGGAACTGTAACCCTAATGGTGGATATGTATGGAGTTTTTCAGACGAGATGAAGAACGAAATGAGTCCTACGTTAAGGGTTGCCCTTAACACATATGAAACATTGTATGACACATATCAGAATAGCTATTCATTTGATATTTCGGGGCTTCCTATTTCAGATTATAATACGTTGATTAATAAATATAAGGCGTTAGATAGCGATGTCAAGGTTGATACCATTTCTTCAATCACTGGCTATTCAGAATTGATTAAGGCATATTATGACGCAATTGATTTTGGCGAATATCTGAACGCTGGGTTGTATCCGTCAATCACAAATAACGGCAAGACTGCGGCTCAGGTTGCTGCGAATTTAACCAATACTACGATGGCAAGGGTATCATTAATGTCAACGGATGTTCTGACATTATCAAGTGCGTCTACTGCCGTTGTATCATATGCAAAAATAATATCAGATCCTTTATTTGAAATAAAAGTTGTTTCGCAGGAACTGATCACGCTCTTGGGCGGATTTGCTTGGGAAGGTGTGTTGTCCGTAACGAATTATTATAACAAAGATGACAATGCTAAAACAACCAGACTGCATGTTATTATTGATTCGGATATTGAAAACTATGCACAGAATAGCGTTATGCAGACGTTGTTAAATAGAAGTAAGGGTAATGCTGAAATTATCAATATGTATAATATGACCGATTTGGAGTTAGCTAATGCACTCAAATATTATTCATATCAATCCTTGTCTTCTATTAATGATTGCTATGTCAAGTCGGTTGAAACGCTGACAAGTATCGGAGCAAATGATCCGAACAGTGACGCTTATCAGATATTCCAGACAACACAGGCAAAGCTTGTAATCATAACCGCAGAGTTGGGAGTAAGGGAGCAGGAAGTAAAGCTGGTTGATTTTAAAGATTCAACAACCTGTATGACATATTTGCTTAAGTCCATGATAGATGCAGCAAAGCAGACTATGAAGATAGAGAATAATCTTACTTCTGCTCAATGGATAGAACTTAACGCATTCAGACGTGAATCTGATTTCACAAATGATAATTATGTATCAACTTCGTTTAGGAAGAAGTTTGATTATATTGATAGCCAGTTTATATCTGACTCGTTGTCTAATGCTGAACTGATTAAACGTGCTTATGAATTTCTTATGCAAGCTGAATATAAGCTTAAGGAGAATAATAAGTATAGCTATCAGATAAGCACGACATTACAGAACCTGCTCACCATACCTGAGTTTGCTGGACTTAAGGATTCGTTTAAATGCGGTAACTGGTTAAGAGTAATGGATGGCAATGGTCAGCTTTATAAGTTAAGGCTTATGAAGTATGAGGTTGACTTCAGCGATCTTTCCAAGATATCTGTAGAGTTTTCTGATGTGTCGCAGAACGCATCTTCTGTAACTAAAATGCAGAAGTTTATGATGAAGACTCAGGACGTTGTTGATAGATTTAATAAGAGCAACAATCAGAATCAGAGCAAATTTATCGGTCAGAATAATGATATAACAGATGATTATAATTATAGCGATGCATATACTGGTGGCGAAAGCAATCAGAACATTGAGATAATGAATAATCAGGTGACCACCAAATTCCAAGTCCTTGACGGATTGATACAAAGTATTATCAGTATAGATGATGAAGAAGTTCGTTCAATCATCTCTCAAGAGTTAGATAAGATTACGCTGAGTGTTAATAACTATGATGAATATAGTACGATTACTATCAGTTATGATGGCGTTTCTATTATGACATCAAATGATATCACGCTTGGTGGCGAGGTTATCTTTACGAGTGATCTGACGGACGGAACTACAGTTATCAGTGGTGATAATATCTTAACGGGTATTATCCAATCAATCAATTATCTCAAAAATCCGGGGGAAGACTTTTCAGTAAGAGGTACATCTATTAATTTAACTACAGGCGAGATAATCACACCCTCTGTTTATATTGAGGGGCAACCTGATGGTGGTGAAGCACGTAAAGCGAAGTTCAAAGATGTATATATGGAAAGCGGTTATATCGGTGGCGTTCCAATCATTACTGAAGACGATGGTGGATTAGTAACGCTAGACCATGCAAGCAACGCTTGGAAACTGCGTACTGCCGAAATGGATGAACATGGTACTCGTTATTATACTTATATGACGAAAAACAAAAACCTTATCGTTACCAATACAGAACGTGGTGGACATAGTGACGATAATGATGTAACAGACCAAAGTAATATAGGTTCATATAAATATCCTTGGAATAAGGGATACTTCAATATGTTAAGGGTACAACATCATAATGTTCTGCCCGAAGGACTTGATTTAACGCTTGAGGTATCTGGTTGGTCACAACATGCAAGCGGTTACTATACACAAACCATTAATGTTAATGGTATGTCTGGTGATATTTATCTTTATATTGCGACTAAAGACGCAACAAATTTGGATTTAGTTTATAAATATAATATCGAAGTTGATAATATTGCAAATAATACTGTAACGTTCCTTGCTTCTACATTACCTTCAACTGATATCGATATAGTTTTATTGGTTGAGGATTTTATTTATTCAGCTATGATTCCTGCCGAATTAACTGGTAGTTATGACGCTGGAACAAATAGATTGTCATGTTGGTGGGCGAGTCCTCGTGACAGCAGTAAATTTATTACATGGATAAAAGACGAATTGGTTATTGAAAAACTCAATGAAGATACTCAACAATGGGAACAGGTTTTGGTGGTTCCGGGGCAAGGAGAAACTCCTTTCCAACCTGATGAATTTTCTGATGTTCCTTTGATAATAGGGAGTGCATGATATGGTAGAATATAACTTTACTAGCGGACGCTATCGGGCAAAGGTTAAGACAACCTATAAGCGTGAAGATATGTCTATGAACGATTACGTAGTTAGCGATCCATATGAGTTTACTTCGGCTGGACATCCTGCACCGCCCGAACCATCGGTTGAGAAAAAGAATTTAATCTATTGTCAATGGTCAAGTAGCAGTGTAACGTTTAGGGCAACTGTCGGACAAGAATATGAATTTGTATATCAAAGTAATACATATGACGATTGCTATTATCCGTTCGCATTTTGGGCAGCTCCAAACAGCCTTATTATTGTCGGTGGCGATTTGGATAATTATGGTGTAAGTTATATTAGTAATAATGCTAGTTTATATAGCGGGGCGCCTGAAACGGTGCATCAGCTAGAGCCAGCTACTTGTCCTATATTTGAAAGCTTTAATCAAAACTGCCTAACTTGGGCTAGGCAAGGATATCTGTAAGGAGGGTGAATATATGCCTGTTCATACTGTATATACCTTTTTGCCCGGTCAGTATCGTGCATATGTTCGCACTACTTACCAGAACGGATTGATGCAAGAAGGTACAGTAATAAGTAATAAATATCCATTTAATAATAATGGATTGGCACTCATTAGTGTAACACAAGGTTTACCAGCGCATTGGAATGGTTCAAAGGTAGCTATTTTATGGTCTGGTGATTATAACGCACTGACAGTTGAAATGGATGATGACAGTATCTTATTTAGAATGTATATAAATGATACGCAGATTTATTCTTTTACTTCTCCTGTTGGTACTACTGTTGATGATATAGATAAAATATACATCGGATTTCTTTGGGATATAGGTAACCAAGTCGCAAAGCCATCGTTTGTTTATGACACTGGCAGTGACACTTATGCATATAATCAGGAAGAGCCTACGAATTCCGAAATGGCTGCAATCTTCTCATGGTTGTCACTTGGAGCAACGACACGCTATGACTTTGATTATACAGGATCGATACAGACATTTACCGCACCTGAGACAGGCACTTACTTGCTTGAAACTTGGGGCGCACAAGGTGGCAATGCTACTGATGGTATAAATACTGCCCGTGGTGGTTATGGTGCTTATGCAAAGGGTGAAGTATCATTGACACAAGGCGATGTGCTGTATATCGGTGTTGGTGGTCAGAACGGATATAATGGTGGTGGAATGCTAACAAGATGGATACGAAGAATTATATTTAATGGAACAGTAAAAAATCTTGGTTCATGTACAGAAGATTATCCAATACCTTCAAAATTAATTAATGCTACTAATCCTGATAGAACAAGAAGTGGCGAGCAAGGATATATCAGAGGTGCTTCTGATTTACCAACGGGTGTTAGTATTGGTGATATTTTATTTAAAGAGGATAATGTAACTGATACCTATACTTTTATGGATGATAATAATTTTAAGATTGTTTTTGGTGTATATCAAAAGACACAAGGCACAAATAGATATGGATTAGGTATTTATTGTAAGAGAAATTCTACTTGGCTTTATGATGCTAATATAGGAGATAATATAGCACCATCTGATACACATTATGAACAATATTATTTTAATATCTATATTGATGAAGCAAATCAGAGAGCTTATCTTGTAATTATATCATGGTTGACAGGGCATCCATATGAAGGAAATGGTTGGACAATCGTGATGCTTGGTGGAAAATATAATGGGACAGATATATTCTATGAATCATTTCATAATTTAGATATTTAAAATAACATTTCCCCTTCCACTCTGCAAAGGGTGGAGGGGTGTTGAGGAAGGAGGAAGATTGTGGCAACAGAAACAGATTATGCGATATTTCAACCAGATTTGTCTTATCAGATAGATATATATGATGAAGGTAATAGAGCATTTCGAGGTACCTATACAATTTCTGAGTTATTATCTTTGTTGCAACAAATACCAAGTTGCGAAGATTGTGATAGCGTGTTGATAGCAAAAGGTACAAATATTCAGCAGGGATATAGTATTTTTACACCATTAAAAATTGGTAGTAGAACGTCTTATTATGTTGGAGATAACAGTTTATATGAACCTGCCGGAAACAGGCAATATGTATTATGGCAATATGATAACGGAATATATGACGGGAAATATTATGGCTTTTATAATAGTACTTCTTTAAGTTCTGTTAATTCAAACTATTCAAGAGAAACTATTGATGGAATTGAGTATTATTGGGATTATTGGCCGCAAAATAATAGTTACAAACCAATACTATATATTACCTCATCGGTTGATCGTGTTGTTATTAATTCGCATCCTGAAATTTCTAACGGTGGCGGAGCAACCCACATAGCTACACGCACAGGCACTCTTATGAGCATAGGTTCATCTAACTTATCAGATGTGCTTATAGTGTCTGGTGGTGGCGGTGGTGGTGTACTTGTTGGAGAAACCGCTAATGGTGGTGCTGACGCAGGTGGAATAAGCGGAAATGGAACATTATCAGCAGACCAGACTACTGGTTACGGCTTTGGACAGGGTGAAAGCGGTGCAGATGTAAGTAGTGGTGGTGGCGGATTATATGGTGGCTACAAAGGTACAAGTGCTTTAAGCGGTGGTGCTGGCAGTGGCTATATAGGCAACTCTGATTTGTCTAACAAAAAGATGGTTGGATATGATGTTCCCACTTCAAGTTCAACAAGCACCAAAACAGAAAGTGTCAACGATGCCTCAGCAACTCCTATATCGGGTAAACCTAAGATTGGCAATGGGTTTGTGAGGATTACACTGCTCAGTGCCAGCACGGTAGAATAACGGGATATCCGTGGAAAGGAAAGAAAATGGCTGAAAATTTGGTTTGGTCTGGTACAAATTATAATGGAATTGATTATAAGCTTGTTACGGACGGTAATTTAAATGATATATTAATTGATAATGGAGAATATTTTATTATACCTAGTGAACCCGGAATACCAGATATTTATAATAGTGCTATTTATAATGGTGGATCTGGTGTTGGTTGGAGAGGTGTAATTATTACAAAAACTCCAATGACTTTTAGACAATACTATTATTGGGGTGGTAGCTGGCGTGAAGAAACAAGTTATGTATTTAATTGTACAAGACAAAACAATACAGCATATGAACGTGATAATAGAAATGTAGTTACTGGTTTTAATATATATGAAAATTTTGGTATAGGTACGAATGGGACTACTACTTATAGTTATTTACCTCAATTTAATGAAGGTGAAGAGTCTACATTTAGGTCATATGTAAGCACTCCTGTGTCATCTACTTATAACTGGGTTTCCGTCTCCACTATAACTGGCAAAAACGGAACGTTCGCACTGTCAACCATAAATAGTTCATACATTAACAATGGCGATCCAGTGACGGGCGCAACCATAAGCAACTTTGATGCATTAGAAGAAGAAACCAACGTAGGCACACTTGTTAACGACTCGTCTATAGATGAGACAAAGGTTGTTGTCAGATATAATATTCCTCAAGGAACGTATCTATATACAAAGCTGGTATACAAACTAAACTCCGAGCCAGAAACTATTTCGGACGGAGTGGCTATTGACCTTAACCAAGTAGACTCCCAGTATGTTATAGATAGCATTATTACTGCGGGAACATATTACTTTAAGATATTTACAAACGTTGGCAATAGCAATACTGTAGTGCTTAATTATGTCGGCATTGTACCGATTATTATTAATATAGAAAGGGTGTGGTAAGATGTCTTCAACTGCAGCGAATGTCAGGGTGACATTTATAGTACCACCCGGAGATTATGATTATATTAAATTGGTTTATAAGGCAAATGCTGTTCCCGCTTCTTATAATGACGGAACTGCGATTGATATCTTACAATCAGAAACCGAGCATATGGTTTATGATCTTAGTGAGGGTATAACATATTACTTCGTAATATTCACATCTAAAGCGGCAAGTACGCCAGTGCCTTATAGAGCAAGCAGTATTATTGTTTTGCCCGCCGAGCGTATTATTGTTGAAAAACAAGTTGATGAAGAAAGCGAAGAGTTTGTATTAATTGACGATTGGACGTATAAGTGGACGATTAGTGAGTCAACATCTGTCAATGCGTATGGGTTGGTACTGGAAACTACAGATTCTATTGTAACCGAAACATACGATTATGATATGAGAGAAAATATTGACAATACTGAAACTAACTTTACCCAAGAGTCAGTTAGTTATGAACAGATTACTGAGGAGGAATAATAAATGGTTTTAAGTAATTTAAATAAAACGTATAGGGACACTACTAATTATACTTTAGCTCCTGTACCGATTTCACATGGAACTGAAGATGTAACCAATTCGTGGATATATCGTGATGCTAATCGTAATAGTTTAGGACTTCAAAGAAGAAATGGAACTTCTACTAGCAGTTATTATTTTCAATCTTCTGGTGGAAATAATAATGGTGGATTTTATGTAGCTGTTGGATATGGTAATGCATCTGAAAATGCTGATGATTATAAATTATCTAATATGCAAGGTGTTGATAACGATTTGTTAACACATAAATATGGATATAATAAATGTTTTAGTGGTGATAGCGATTATCCTGTTTGGGTTGAAAGCGTTTATGAAAACACGGGAGATACTAATGTAACTGTTAAGGAAATTGGGTTAGTTTATAAACCTAATACATATCAATGGGATAGTAGTTGGAGTTGGACGCATTGCAACTTCCTTCTTGCCCGTAAGGTGCTTGCCAATCCCGTCACTATCCATCCAAACGAAGTATATAAGTTCATCTATAAGTTGAAATTCTAAGGAGATTTATTATGACGTATTTATTACAAGGTAAGGAACTTGGCGTTCCTGTTGCAGAAATCACTGTTGATAAAGCTGAAGATATACAGATATTAGATGACAGGTTTGTACTTAGACCGATAGGCGTAACAGAAGCCGAAGATACAATCAAAATTGTTTCAGAATAAAATAGATAGGGCTAACTACCCTATCTATTATTTTATTATAAAGGATGATTCTATGGGCAACCAAATATACTCTAAAGGCACGTTTATTATTGTCGATGTTAAAGATGGTTATATTGTGGTCAATAAAGACAAACAGTTTAACGAGGGGCATACACATATCTTAAATTTCAAGACAGCCAAGTATTTGATTGATATGGTTATGCACTCTCGCATTCCATACCATCTGCCAGATTATTTGCTTATATCTTTGCAACGCTTAAGTGCGGATGAAAAATATAGGGAGAAAATTGGTGAATTACTCGAAAATAAACAGGAACATAAACAACGATACGTAAGGTAGGTGAGGCTTATGATAGAGGTTCAACTTAAAGATAGTATGGCAACCATACAAAAGAAACTGAATAAAGGCGGAGAGATCCATTTTCAAGCTGGAACTTATAGAATCACACAACAATTGATTATCCCATCTAATACGACAATTTATTTGACAGGAGCAACGCTTCGAAGATGTGCTAATATCCAAAGCATTTTTCTGAATAAATGTAAGACAAGCACTAAGGGTTATAAGGGCGCCGGAAACATAAAGATACAGAATGGGACAATAGAAGGAATGGGTAATTATGGGTATGATAACCTTGTCACATTCTTTCATGGACACGATATCGAGATAGTTGGGGTGACCTTTTTAGACTTTCTATGTCATGCAATAGAACTGAATGCCTGTCAGAATGTATTGATTACTGGATGTGCCTTTAAAGGATGTAACACAAAAGAATCGTATAAAGAAGTTATTCAGCTTGACGCAGCTTATACTGTTGGATTTTGGCTTAATGGAAGTTCAAAGAAATCGAAGTGTTATGATGGGACAATGTGTAATAATATTAGCATAACTAATAATATCTTTACACGGTCTGATTATAGAAAACATCCTACGGCATGTATTGGATCGCACACGCAGTTAGTTGGTGGCAGATGTCATACGGATATTAAGATTGTTCAAAATGATTTTACTTGTAATGGCGGGAATTGTCTATCCTTGATAGGGATGAAAGACGTTCAGATATTCTCAAACTATTTTAGGGGATGTGCCAGAGCAATTAAAATATGGGAAAAGGATGAATCGTATACGTTGACGGGCGAAAAAGTTAAGCCCGAAGTTACTGATGGTGCGGTTGACCATGTGCGAATTATAGACAATGTAGTACAAGACTCTACTGGTTCTGTAAAATGTTCGGGAGTATATATAGATAATCTCAACGCAACTGTTATAGATATCTATAGCAATAAATTTGAACGAGCGAGTGAATTTGAAAAGTATTATCTCTGCGTGGTTAATTGTAAACAACCACCTGATATAGATGTAAAGAATAATCAGAGTCGATTAAGAATAAAAGGATTATAACATCGCTCCTCGATATGCGATTGATAAAAGATCGAGTTACAAATGTTTGTCGCTGTCCGATATGCGACTAATAAGAAGTCGGGAAAGGGTGAACGAAAGTTTGCCCTTTTTTCGCATTTTTTTTGATTACACAAGAAGGAACTCTCATACAGCATAAAATAATGCTATTCCCTCTTTTTGATATTGTTACAAGTTGATTACTGTAATCAAGTGCGATTCTGAACAAGCCCATATTTCAAGGCTTTTTAACGCACCTAATGGGATTCGAATCGAAATCTAAATTGCCGAAACCCTTGATACACAAGGGGTTACACCCATTTTACAGTGCGTTTACATGTGATTACACTTGATTCAGTTTATTCTGAATTTCATAAATCTCTTCATTATTAAAATAGTAATGTTGTCTGGTGGTCAAGATGTTGGTGTGTCCCATTTGTTTGATAATAATCTTCTCACCAACTCCTGCATCAAATAATTTGGTTGCATAGGTCTTGCGAATTTTATGGAATGATCTGAATGGTATCTGAACTAATCGGCATAAGGTTTCAATTTTATTAGATAACCATGCAGCTTTAATACGCTGACCGCCACGTACAAACATCCACTCATATTCTCCGGTGTATTCTTTCAAGGCATCAAGAACTTGCTTTGCTTCATTAGAAAGGATTACACATCTTATTCCGTCACGTCCTTTGGTAAAGCCACGGACTTCCTCAATCCACTCTCCATGCTGACCTTTATACTTTATCTCTGTCCTCTGTACGATTAGAGTGTCATCTTGATAATCAGACCATTTCAGTGCTGATACCTCGCCAACTCTTAATCCCGTACAGAATGCAAGGGCTACACCCAATCCCATCATGTCGGGATTAGCCTTAATATATTGCTTTATCTTATTCTCTTCTTCTTTAGTGAAGACTTGCTCTTCATCAAGTATAGTCTTACGTCTGAAGATTTTGCTTGACAACTGAAGTTCGGCAAGGAACAAGCTGATTCTCATATCAGTAAATCCATGTTTATGAGCATATATCATTGCCCCGCTTATCAGGATTCGCATGTTGCCCCAGTTCTTTGCGGTCAGATGCCCTTCAGCTATCTTCTGTTTGATGAATGTTTCAAGATAAAGTTCATCAATCTTTTTAACTTCTTTGTTTTCTAACGCTGTCCCTTTGATATAGCGTTTATAGTCTGCCGTATATCTATCATAAGTCTGCTTTTGTATCTCCCCATACTTCAGCTTTTCATTAACCCATGAATCAAAGCATTCTTTAAAACTTATCTTGGGATCTTTCAGCATTTCGAAGATACCGTCCTCAAGAGCTGCCCTTGTACTCTTGGCGATTAATCTTCTTTTACCCGCTATCTCGACATAGGTCTTCCACCTACCATCGGATGCTAACCATATTTTTTGCTTGTCAAGAATCTGTTTTCTTTTCATATTTTCATATTCTTGCTGTATGAGAGCAAGATTAATCATACCATTTTCTTGAGCAAATTGCAATAGGTTATCGCATTTTATAAGTATCACCCCTCATTTTGATGGTTTAGATACCCATTTTTACCCTCAATTTGATGTTTCTAAATCTCAAGGGAAGTCCGCCATAACGAACTCCCCCAAGATTTAGATATATATATAATAAGGAAAGAAGTCATTTAATTCCTGTACTTCCAAATCCACCACGATTTACATCTTCAAGTTTATCTACAATGTCAAAGGTAATAGATGGTTGCTTCTCAACTATACGGAACTGGCAGATTCTATCATCTTTATGGATTGTGGTGTGCCTTGTAGCATATGCCGGAAACTTCCAAACGTCATCTGTACCACAATAGGACTCATCTACAACACCTTGATGGTTGGTTTGTATTATTCCGAAGTTCTTAAATGTTGAACTTCTTGGCACGATATGAGCTTCGTATCCTTTAGGCAGTTTCATACTAACACCCAAGGAAATCATTTTAAAATCGCCCTCAAACATTTCCACATCTTCGGCTGCTCTAAGGTCTATCCAATCTGAACCGTCCTTTTGTTCTAATGGTGTAATATCTGCATGATATTTAATTGCTATGTTCATTTAATTATTCTCCCTCTGCAATGTTGTTATCGGTGCTTGTATTAACAGGAATACGACAAGCATCACAAGGCTCATCAATATTTTCTTTCGCATGTTTTAATCTCTCTATTCTGTCATTAGCCTGTTGCATTTCTTCTTCTGTAGCGTGACGATTACCGTTTTGATCTACATAAGGATGTTCTTCATTCCACTTTTCTTGCGAATGCTGAAGTGCCTTAAGATATGCATCGTTTAAAGCTTTAGCCACTACCTTTTTAAATGCACTGCAATCCTTATCGCAATACTTTTCTTTGCGACATTTATCACAATTGCCATCAAGTAGCCACTGTTCGGTTTCAGGTATTTGTTTCTCCATCTTCTAACTCCTTTAAATAATCTGGATTAAGTTTATACTTAACATTTTCTGCTTCCCAGTATTCGCCATCGATAATGGCATCTTTTATATCTGATAGCGTCATTTTATTTTCTGCTTTATACATTTCAAGATTGTCAGGATCGATCAGATGTGCAATTATATTTAACTGCACTGCATCTTTGGGTATATATATAACAGCAGCCTGCAAATCATCATTATATAATTCATCTTTTTTAGCCATCCATTTTGTCCTCCTTTTTATCGAATCCTGTATTAAGCCATTCAACGAATTTGTTTTTGCACTTTGGACACAAATAATATTTGACTTTACCACTGCAAGTTATTCCAATTATTTCAAAGTCAAGATATTGATTAGTGCTTGGTTCATCATATTGTTTATAACATCTGTCACATATCATTTTTTTGTTCTCCCGTTATATCGGCAGTAAATCAAAATTACTGCCGTTTTATCATATACATTTTTAGAGCCATTTATCTCTAATGTTATACATTTTTAGAGACAACTTATTTGTAACATATTACTCAACTAAGTTTTTCCGCATATTGATTATCTGATGCAAGGGTTACTCCCAACAGTTCATCATATTTTGAAGGGCGGTTTAAAAGAAAGCGTCCGAACTTTACGATGATGTTGTCGAATTTTTTAAGCAGTTCAAGTTTATCTAATACCTCGTCTTTATTATATCCTGTGTAGATTACTATTGTATCATTACAATGATATTTATTTCGTAAGATATCTATAAATTGTAGTAATTCTTCAAAGGTATCAAGGGGTTCAAGTCCCTGAAAACAAATTGCTTTAGCACTACTTTTAAGATAACGTTTAATTAATTTATTTGTATCTATAATAATATCTGGTTGTTTTGCAAGTTCACTATTTTGACAAACTTGTTGTCCATTACATATATCACACTTAAAAGTACATCTTGGCATAGCAATTATCATTGAATGATCTTTATAATTAATAAAATCAACATCAATTACATCTTTTACGAGCATTGAAGTAACTCTCCCTCTAATGAATATTCAACAAAATGATTTTTATTATCAGTTGGTGAATGATAATTTAGTTGTACAGTTTTAGTTTCAGGATTATAATTTGGGGAATATTCTCCATAATATTTAATTTCTCCTTTTAATCTTGCATGAACTGCTTCTTCAAAAGTATCATAACTTCCCAACCATTTTGTTTTATATTGATACATTAATCTAGCCATCCATTTGTTAAGTTTAGGACTTTCTTTTGCTACGCCAGTTACGCCAGAAGTGTTTGTATGCTTCTTTCCCATATTCATAGCATTTTGATGAGATGTAACGGGGCGTAAATTTACTTTTCTATTATCCAAACGGTTATGATTAATATGATCATACTTATTGTCAAAATCATTAAATATAACATTAGCAATGTCTATTCCTGTATTATGATCTATTGCTTTAGTTACACAATAACCATAACTGACATACCATTTATAATCTTTTATTTTATCAATGTCTTCAATGTCAATAATGCTTTCTACTTTAGGTTCTTGTTTTACATTTTTAATTTTTATTATGGCGTAATCATCTACAACCACAATTTCGTTGCGATCATATATGGTGCTTTCAAGAATTTTACCATGTCGTATCATTTGTAGAAAATGTCTTTTGCAATAAGGAATGCCATGTAAGCGATGTATGCCTATATTATCACCACATATCGTACAAGTTAATGTTTCAATTTGAGGATCATATTTTTTATGATGTTGGTCGCAATAATATTTGTATAATCCATTTTCACGAATAAATGCACGTAGTTTTGATGTTGAACACCCATACAAAACACCCATTTCTTTTAAAGTTTTAGTTTGAGGGATTATGCTTTTAACATAATCCCTATCTAATTTAATTCTTGTTAAGTGTTCCATTTAATCTACCTCGTACCACATTCTGTTGTTATATTCCTGATAGCGTTCTTTAGAATACGCAGATGTTGGCACAAGATATCCAACGATACGGCTAACCTCATCGCTTTTATATTCACCGCATATAGGACAAGTATCACCAAAAAATGTATGAGAATGTTTACATATTGACAACTTAGGATTAAACGCAAAATAAATAACACCTTTATTTGCCATTTCATTTAATATATTCCATGAGGTTTCCTCAGTAAGTTGTGCGCCTTCAAGTGAGATATGAAGAATTTGTCCTCCGCCAGCCTTTTTGTCAAGCACTGCAGAAAGTCTTGTTCTTTCATCAATACTGCATTTTGACATAAGACTTACCCATTGATTCGAATATATAAAATCTTCATTACGTCCATAGATAATATTATCTTTCTTACAAAGCTTAACATTAGCCGATTCTGCAGGAATAATTTCCAGTGAAACATTATAATCATATCCTGATTCATCCTGTAGTTTATTTACAGTATCCATAATTTTTATTGCGAACTGAAGTCCTTCATCGGTATAAGATGCTGCACCAAATTCATCAACTGTAGTTAAACCCATTTCACGTAACGCTTCAAACATTGCAGTTAATCCATTAGTGGTTGTTTGTTTATCTAAATTAATTACTTGATACGAATAATTTGGTAACAAATGCTTCTCAATATTACGCTGAATATTATGTCTAACTCTATCAAGCACCATCATATTAAGCCTAACTCTATCAGTTAAAATTTTAATAAACTTATCTTGATTGCCTTTAGATTCTAATGCGATACGCATTAAGTTAATTGTGCTTACTTTAACCGATCCAATTTCAATCAAACTGCCACCAATACTAGATTGAAAAGCTTTTTGCTTTGATAAATCGTTTAACATTCTACAACAACTTGCTAAATTTGTTACCGAATCTCCAATATAGAAATTGCTGTCATACCATTGAAGATTCTGCTTGTTACACCAACGAGCAAATTCTTCATCCACAAATTTACCATTCTGGAATAATAAAGCATATGTATATACAGGAAATGTCATAAATACCTGTTTACGAATCTCGCATTCTGTCTCCATATATGCTTTTTCATGCTCAATAATTTCATCTACATAATCAATGACATATGTACCGTCAGGGAAAATACGATCACCAAATAATTCAGTAATATAATTTCTATCCATAATTATTAGATTGGTATAAGGAGATTGCGTAATTCTTCCATGTATTTGGTTAACTTCAAAAATAAATTGTTGAAATAACTGTCTTCTATAATACTCAGGATCTTTTAAGTAGTATCCTTGTTCAACATCCTTTTTCCAAAAATAAAATGTGTAAATGAAAAAACTGGGCAAGGCACACGCTCCAGCCGTCCTATTGGATACCCAACAAATAAATTCTCTTAAATGAGCCATAAATGTTGTTAAATGATGGGCTGGTTGTGTATTAGTTTTGGGCAAGAAATACAAACCTTTTTCTGCTAAATTTTGCAATTCATAAGCATAACAGTAACTTAAAAAGCTTGCAGAATGAGCGTCGTGCATATATAACGCTCCAGAAAACTCATCTTCCAACCATTTGTTAGCAATTTTTTTACCATAAGCTTTTTTCATCTCATAATAAATTTTATTAAAACTCAAAAGTTTACAATGGGGTTTACACATTTCGTCAAGCAAAGTACGCACATCTTTTGTTGATACATTAGCGCTTGAATCGATTGTGGCATCCGCAACTGCATTTTCTTCATCTACAAAATTATCAATAAATTCTGTATAATCTAACTGCTCTTTTGAAAAACCATTAATTCTGGTTATTTCTTCCCCATATTTTTCAATAAGTTTTTTAAGTTGTCGTTCAAAATCATTATCAAGATTAATGTTTATTTCCATATTCATTCACCCACTTAACTGCTTTCCCAAACTCCATATCTTCGCCATCTACACAAAGCAATGGAGCTGCCATAAATCCACGTTCCTGAATGGATTCAATTGCCCTTTCACCTTCAAATAATTGAAAGGGTATATGTTTCTCATTTAATTTTGCCTCAAGTATTTTACATCTAGGGCATCCTGTACTAAATAACTCAACGCTCATTTCTTCTCCTCCGGCACTTGAAAATAGTATTTCATCAGACGATCTTTGCCGATTGAATCAATAGCTGCTAAAGCAGATTTTTCAGATTTAAAATAATAACTGGTTATAATATAGTAGCTGTCACAACTTATCTTAATGCCATTATCTTCAGTATCATAATAGATATAGTAATGATCATGACGACCATTCCACGGCTGATCATCATCTGCCAACTGCTCAAGTTCACGTAGAACTTTTAACTGCTCAAGTTTAAATTCAGTATCTTCTTTTGTCTTAAAACAATTACCAAAGTCTAGCCTTCTTTTATCTATGCCAATACCTGTATAAAAATTGTTACAGATTGAACCATTAGAACCAATATACCAATAAAGATCACCCTTTTGAGGGAACTCTGGTTCTTTAAGTCCAGCCAATACTTCATTCATAACCTGACGTATACCATCCGCATACTCATCAGGCACATCAAATGTTAGTTTCATAACCTCTCTCCTTATTTCTTTTTATAGTTGTAATAGTAAAGCGGTTCGTCCCAATCTACTCTGCGAGGTTTCTTATCAAATACGCCTTTGGTAAAATAAACATCGGAGAACCTTGGCATATTAGGGAACTTAACATCTTTACAAAACTCCCTACGCCATGCTTTATTCCACACTGCTGTCCAGTATTCTTTATTAAGTGGATTATCGTGTGGTTTCATTAAACCTCTATCTTTCCATATAAAGGAAAAACATAACACATCGCATTCTTTTTCTTTAAGCTTTTGGTCGATCATTTCAAATGCTCGTGGCTCATACCACCAATCGTCATCGTCACTGAATAAAAGCCATTCGCCTTGAGCCATTTCTATGCCAGTGTTACGTGCCACACCATCACTGCGAGCATAAATACGTGCAGTTCTCGCTCCATATTGTCTGGCAATTTCTTCGGTATTATCATCACAAGCATCGCAAACCACGATCACTTCATAATCATAAAACGTTTGATTCTTGATGCTTTGTAACATCATATCAATACGATTTGATGCGTTATGTGCAGGAATTATTACACTGAATCTCATACGTCCAACTCCAAGTTGTATCCTTCAGCCTTAAGCTGCGTGACAAGTTTATTAATTTCGATATCATCTGCAATTGCATATAATCCAACTGGTTCTGATAAATCTAATGAAAAGATTCCCATTAACGAAGTTGCATCAATTACACTACGATTATGTTTAAGAAAAACATCGCCATCAATCTGCATCACAATATCGGGAAGACGCTTAACTTCAGCTATTGTGCTTAAACGTAATGTCCCAAGTCTACGTCCAAAATCCATATTACTCACCTCTCAATCTAAACATAAAAAATTATCCATTAAGTATGATTGTAATTCATCAATACTTGTACATATATGTATAGCTGACATTCTCCACCACGGATGAAGAGCAACATTTGGATTAGTTTGTAATCCAATAATCGGGATATGTAACTCTTTTGCAAGAGATAATTCAAATGACGTTCCGATACTATTTGGATGATCAAAGTCGCACACTATAAGGTCAGCAGTACGAACCTTATATAAATCCCATCGCATCTGCTCTTCCTCAACCTTATCATCAACTTGTGGTGGTATATGTGGACATGGATTAATACACTTCCATCTAACACCATCAAAATCATAAGCATCAATCATTTGTGTTATTTTGTAACGCCATCCGTTCATTTCTTCATCTGTTAGTCCGGTAATCGCACCAGCGAGATATATCAGCTTATATGTCATATTATTCTCCTAATACAATTTTCTTTGCCCAGTTCATTGCTTGTGAACTTACTGCCTTGCCAAAGTACTGACTACTAATTACATCTGCTATCAGTTCGGGTTCTTCTTTGATAACATCATCGTAGATGCGTTTCGGAAGGTTACGGGCTACAACAGCCATATCCTTGGGAGTTATCTGCTCTGGTAATAAACCTTCATCTATTTGCTTATTTATATCCTTACGAACTCTTGCTTCGGTGACAACTTCTGCAGCTACCTCTTCAGCATGTGCTTTTTCGAGCAGATGTTCAGGATCAAGCACTTTCTTCTCATGGTTATGTTGCTTTGTTTCCGAAAAACTATCGTTGATAACTTTAAGATAAAAAGGATTTCTGCAATCAGGATCATTAAGTTTTGTCATGTTCTTACAAACACAACCTTCGATAGCATTACCATACATAGGCTGATTAAAGAATGACTTAACATGCTCCCATGATACAAATGGGCCGTCATAATAGGTATGTACATAAATCAGTCCATGTGATTCCGCATACGCTTTAACTTCATCTTGAGGTAGCCACTGTTCTGTATCTTTATCAAATATGTCATATACATACCACTTGTTATATGCATCTTTGTCATATTTAACCGTATGCGGTACTAACCACTCGCCATATAAACAACGATTGCCTAAATCACGGAACTTTTCTTTATCAAGCGTCTGTACGAAATTCCAAAAACCACGCAAATTGTTAGTCATATTGAGTTCATTCTTACGGCTAAAAGCTTTAAGTTCACCGTCTTCCCAAGCAATCTGGGCATTACAACCGTCCACTTTTGTCTGGATAACGACTCTATCTCCCACCTCAAACGCTCCAGTATTAGCTGCAACCATTCCGTCTTCACTGTTCTCTTTAACTCTGACTATATCCATAAAGTGCTTCATGATTTCTTCTCCTGTTCATTTAATTATTATTTTGTTATGAGGCTGTTTCCAAAGGTAATAATGGCAATATATGATCTTGCTCATATATAAATGGTTTAATATCTGTTTTAGTTATATCATTCAAGTAATTTCTTAACCATTCATAATCAGAATTATGTTCTTTATAATATGCATCAATTCTTTTATATTTTAAGTTAAAATATTGACATAACCTTTTTAAAGAAGTACGAAAACCATTGTATACAAACATCACATTACTTCTTTTATTATTTGCTTGCTCATATATATCAACAAAACGACAATTTTCTGGACAATAATTTTTTTCGTTATTTATACGATCGATAGTTAAAGAATTATTATAACCATGTTCAAATGCCCAGTTTTCAAACGTTTTATACGATTGCTCCCATTCGGGACATATGTTAATTATATGATTACCTTGGTGATAAACTTTATAACTGTCAGTATTTGGATTTTTACATCGAGTTTTAATATTTATCCAAATAGCATGTAATCGTTGATTTAATACTTCGTCTTGACACCTACACGGATTGCTGCCACGATAATAATGACTGCGCCACATAGTATAATGTTTGTTGCAAAATTTACATTTTACTTCAATCAAAACATTCTTACCCACTCGTTCTATTGATTGAATATATTGTGCGCCATGCTGATTTTCATTCTTAATTTTACCTCGACTCATTTTTCTCCCGTTCTTCAAGATGTTTAATAAGTTTTTCGCAATACCATCGACTCTTTAAAACGTCTTGTAACCCATTCTTCTTTTTGTAACGACAGATATATTTCAGCACATTAGCTACACAAACCGCTTCAATTCCAGTAAGGTCTTCCGTAAATGCTTCAATATAATCAATCACTTCCAACCCATTCTTGCTTTTGTAATGCCCGGGATTTACCGCAGGATCTTTGCTTTCATATATAGATTTCTTTGCTAACTTCTCTGCTCTAATCTTTGCAAGTTCCTCTTTACTCTTTGGATGCTTGCCCTTATAGTTAGGTGAGATTTCTGTCAAATCTGTATCAGGAATAGGATTCTTCAAAATCTGTCCTGTCAACGAAACAATTTCGTCAGCTTTTGTTACTGTCGGTATAACGGGTGCATAAGGATCAATATGTTCCATTTTTTATTCTCCTTTCAATATCATTTATTATAACAAGCAGTATGATATATGGACATTTATCCATACATACTTTTTTACCTGCTTTTTGTAAATGATTATAAAACCATAATGCTCCTTTTTCATTATCAAAAACAGTTACAATCGGTTCTTCATCATGCAAAAAATATTCAGTTACAGTGTAAACACAATCCTTTATTATATTTGTCATTTGTTTACTCGTTTCTTGCTTTTCAATATTTTTTAAAATTTCACCCATATTTATTCTCCTTTAAATATCATTTATCTTTAAACTTTTCTAATTCTTCTTTAGTAGGTGTTAATCCTCTTGCAAGCATATTAGAAATTATATTAACTTCTGTGTATTGGTTGCATTCTGGACAACGAATAACATCAATTTTTGTTCGATCCCAATTTATATCCATTACATCAAGATAAGTAATATCTTTCTTTATATATCCTATCTCAGCTCCACATTTTTCACAAACAGTAACTTTATAAGCATTACCATGTTTTAATATAACAGACATATTATTCTCCTTTCAAAATATCATTCGGGTAAGGATTTGCACCTTACATAAAACAAAGACTTCACTCCTCACGGCTTGTACCAACCGTTCTTCTCATGTTGTACACCATTAGCGTCTACCTATTCCGCCACCGAATGAAATTTTGGTTTTATTGGGTTACTTTATGTTTTTCCTAAAGTCATCTTTCATATCAACATACAACCAACTAAAAGCACTAATTACTGTAATCAACGTTAATACTTTTAAAAAAATCATCTTTCCTCCTAAAATTATCACATAAATTAAGACCAAATATGAGAATTAACTATATCATCAACTGTTAAATTCATTAATTCAATTTGAATATTATCAAGTTCATCAACAATATTTGTATGCCCAGATATTTGAGCAAGTTCTTTAACAAATTCGATTGTTGTTATAATTGCAGGACGGCAATATGGTTCTATAAATGATGAATGTTCATATTTTTTAACAACTTTTTTTAATTGTTCTGCTGTCATCTTTCCTCCTAAAATGGTTATCATTCGGGTTAGGATTTGCACCTAACATGATATATATACAGGAATATATATCCAGCGATGGAGCTACCAATCTTACCTGCGTCTACTATTACTCGTGGACTAAAAGTCTTTTTGCCGAGTTTTACCATAGCCATGTCTATTCCGCCACCGAATGAAATTTTGGTTTTATGGGGTTATTGTAATAAATCCTTCCGTTTCAAGTTTTCTTCAATCATAACCCACTTATTACCATCAAACTTATATAAATCCCCATATATAGTCAAAATGGAATTACAAAGGTTTGTATCAACTCTCGTTCCATTTGTTGCTTTGAGGATTTCTATAAAATCTTCTTTAGGCATTGCCCTTTGTTTGCTAAAATCCATCTTTCCTCCTAAAATGGTTATATGGGGTTATTTGTCTGTCCATGACTTGAATGCACATATCTTTTCTACTAATCCACTAGTATCTCCATCGAATGTAATGGCTCTATCATCAACATAAACAAGGGCAGGTGGTTTTACGTCTGAAATTCTGTCAAATTTAATGTTGTATTTTTCAAGCCATCCTTTCATAGCAATCTTACCCGTAGGATAGACACTTCTTGTTGATACTATTACAACCTCATAACCTTTTTCACGCAAATTGTCTATAGTTTCTTTAATTCCTTGCACTGGTTCATCAGATATTATATCGTGACCTTGCCATCCACTTTTATAACTATGAATCACACCATCAAAATCAAATACGATTGTCTTTTTCATCTTTCTTCTCCTTTGGTTTTATTGGGTTAGCCCTTAAGGTAAAGAGAATAATCGGACATTTCATCAAAACCACATCCGTTATTTGTAGGCTTTATCTCTTTTATTTCTTCATTAAGTTGATTTTCGCAAAATTCAACCAACCACTTTTTCAAGCCTTTAATTTCATTAGGTTGAAAATATGAAAAACTCCCATCTGGCCTAATATGCTTTATGATACAAGCAAGTATTTCTTTTACATTCTCGTCTATCATAATCTTCCCCTCCTAAATGGTTATTTTATGGGGTTACTCAGTATCGCTATCATCTGGACTCCAACCGTTCATTGTAAATGCCCATGCAACAACAAAAATCCAAAAGAATGCCACAGCAACTATGCCACCTAATGCCAAAAATAATTGTAATACAATATTCATATTTCCTCCTAAAATGGTTATTGAAAATTTCTGAGGGTGACCGAAGTCAGCCCTCAGTATAAACTTAAAAGGTTTCAATACTCTAAAATGGTTCTTTTAATTCTGCCTCACATTTAGGACATATTTTTGGACAATCATCGTATTGATACCAGTAGCCACACTCTGAACAACAGTACCCATAAACATTTTGATTATTAAAAAATCCACCATTTATCCAATGTGGTATCCATTTTCCGATTTTTTTATTCTTCTCCGTCATCTTCTACAAACTCCCATGCAATATTCTTGTATAGCCACTGTCTTGACATATCGCAAGCATCATATCTACTCATACTTTCAATATGGGGTTTAATTGTTCCACTAATCTCCCAACCAATAATAGTTGCAGGAATTGCAGTGCATTGCATAACAATAAGATATTTGGTTGTTTGAATTACTTCTGCTTCATATACCACTTTACAATGATGTTCTCTGCCATTGATATCATAATCATGCGTATTTAATTCATCACTGGCGTTAGCATAAAAAAACTTATCCCCAACTTTAACATGAAGCAGTTCGTTAGGTGTCAGTGCTTGCATACGTTTAAAGTCCACATAACAGTTCATTCTTCTTCTCCTTATTCAGTTTTATTGATACATCCAGCTATAATTGATTTGCACTCTGTTGGATATTTATATTGGAATGTTGACCAAACATATACTTGTTCATCTGGCTTAATCTCACCGCTTGCATCGTAATACTTATTATGAATACGTGTTATAAAGTGATTCATAACCGGCATATAACAAATGATCCCGCCGAATCTTTCTTCAAGTATTTTTGCAAACCAATAACAATATCCGAATAAGAAAAGTGTTTTAGCTGAACCAAAACCTTCAATAAATTTTAATATCTCACTCTCAGTCATTTTCATTTTCCGCCCTTAATATTTTTAATGCTTCAACTGCATCGAATCGTGTTGTAAATACATACTTATCAAGCATATCGAATTTAAATAGGTGCGCCTGTTTTGTTTTTTCATCAACCCCAACCGCATAATCTTCGCCAACAGTACGGATAACCAATTCAATTACTTCATAGGTATTACAACTTGGAACTACATCACATAAGAAAACCCTGTCATCCTTTAACATCTTTTTCCTCCCATAATTTATATCGTGTTGCTTTAAAAGAAAAGGCTTTGCAAATTCAACCGAATGTATACAAACAGCATTTACAAAGCCTTTTTAATTGTGAGTTTTAAATCATCACTGGATTTGCTGTGAGTGTATCTGGGGGAATATTCATTCCCATCCCGAATAAATAATCTACTCCCCATCGTCGTGCTGTGCCTGAGCATGATGTTGTAGGATAACAGAGGCTGAAGGTAACGCTCCTTCTTCGTCTGGTTCAAAGCCAGAAATGTCCACTTGTCCACTAAGCCCCTATATTTTATGAGTTGCACATCTAAACCTAATGGTTGTTAGCCAATGAGGAACACACTTCGATAGTTTTTTGAGATTAATTTGCTTTAAGTTTCGGCGCATTAAGCCGAAATGGACGGAAGAGGAGTCGAACCTCTAACTACTTGACACAAGTTGTTCTTCCAATTGAACTATCCGCCCTACCAAAACATGGCAAGAAAAGTTTTTGCTTTTACATATTTAGGGGACGATCATGACGGGACTTGAACCCGTGACCTCCAACGTGACAGACTGGCGTTCTAACCAACTGAACTACATGACCAAACGGCTCCAGCAGGACTTGAACCTACGACACCCTGATTAACAGTCAGATGCTCTACCAACTGAGCTATGGAGCCATATCTGCTTCTAACCTTTAATAGGATTAAAAGCAGATTTTAAGAAAGCACATGATATGAAAAATACAGCCTTCAGACGGATTCGAACCGCCATAGCTTGATTACAGGTCAAGAGTACTACCGTTGTACGATGAAGGCTTGACCATTACTGGTCATATATCAAAAGAGGTTTCAAATGGGGTATCACGTAATTGCAGAAGCGGGATTCGAACCCGCGTCTCAGCCTTATGAGGGCTGCGAGGCATCCACTCCTCTATTCTGCGATAACGCTCGATCTTAACCAGCCTACATCGAGCATAGGTTTTTTGTATGTATTATCGGGGAGGATAGTACATACATGGGAGGGCTTGCTATCCAAACAAGCCAAGCAATAGGTGTCCCCCGTGTCATATTAAACACTCCTATTGCTTAAAACGGGCGGGCGAGATTTGAACCTCGCCTACATTGCTGTATGGGGATAGTACCACGCCCTAATGAAAGGAAAACTGTATCATGACAAGACACTATGAAATGTCGTCAATACTCATCTGTACGCCAATCGAAATTGCGAAATCTTGCTTCAGGATATACAAAATTAATTATTTCTGCATCTGTATAACCGTTACGCTCCATTTCTTCAGCCAAAGCTTTACGCCAATGATTATGCATTGGACGATGTATTCCCTCGATTGTAGCTTTTTCACCTTGTTCTTTAACACGTTCAATTATACGTTTATCGTTCCAATCACTTAAACGACTTGTGTCAAAAGGAATCTTCTTACGTTTGCAACGTCTATATTCTCTTAAGATATCGTTTAACTGCCATGTTAACATATCGGTTTCTTCATAATCTATCCAGCTACCTGATAAATAGGCTTTATAAACCCCATCATGACAGAATGATAAATACGGCACATAAGGATAATAAGGTATCAAATCTCTTGGCTCATTCAATTTAATTGGATAATTTCTTTCATCCTTAGTTATGTATAACTGAATTTTATCTATATCATATCTGCCTATCATAACTACGCTATCATACAAATCACATTTGCCGCTAAATTGACTCATATCTTTACCTCGTTGGGTATTGTAACCCTTTGATCATCAGCAATACTTGGAAGCAGATGAAATAGATTCTTCAATGCATTAACTGCAGCTTCTTTTGTTGCCGCTTCAATTTTGTGTCCTTCAGAATCTTCTGCTGTCCAAGGGAATCGCTTGTTATTTGTTCTATAAGTTTTTATTTCCATGTTGTTGGTTCCTTAATTTTTATAGTGATATAATACCATATAACTTTTATTTTGTCAACACATAATTTTTAGATTGATGCTATTTTTTTAAAACTTTATACTTTTTAATAACATCTTCTGTAACATTATTATCCTGTGTCCAATTATCATTAGCATCTTTACGCCACTTGCCTTCAGGATTAATCTCAAGAACTTGCACGACATTCTTTTCAGACACCGGCAACTGCTTGGTTAATGATCCACGGATTCGATATTCAACTGTCTTGCCTGTAGCAATCTGATACATCTTGTATTTAGATCCTTTTATTTCGGTTACAAAATACCAACTATCTGAAACATTAGGAGCAACTACTGTTGGCATGCCAGTCAATTCAAATGCATAAATTAATTTATCAATTAAAGATGTTGTGCCTTTCTGGTAAATCTGAGCTTCAATTGATACTAAATCATACCACTTTTTGCGTGTCTTATACTTCTTGTATAAAGTAAGAATATTTAGCAAATAATTAATGTCACCAAACTCTGAAAAATAATCCAGTTTAACAAGTGATTCTATTTGACGCACGTCAATCTTTAAATCTTTAAGGTCAGCCAATAAATCAATAAACTGTGGTTCGCATTTTTCTTCACCCTGATTAAATAGGGTAATATCTCTAACCACATCATAAGGTTTATCATATAAAGATTTTAATGACTCATATGCATCTTTCGACATATATGGAACTTCTGACAATCCTTTATATATTACTCGTTGTTCGGGATCGCAACTATAATCCCAATTAGCAAATCTAAATTTAACAGATTCAAATTTGATGCCTAAATCACGAGCAAGCTGCTGTCCATTAAATAAATCATCATCATTCTTGGCACACATTAAGTATGCAGTACAATATTGTACAGGATAATAGTGTCGATAATATCCGCAAAGATATGACAGTAAGCTGTATCCAAGGGCGTGGTTTTTATTAAACATGTAAGAACTGGCATCTTCAATAACCTGAAGGAAGTTCTTGGCTTCTTGTTCCGCAACCTCACGAGGCTTATCTGATTTAGAACAATATCCTTCAAGGATTTGTGGCATTGCTTTTGCTATCTTATCTGCGTCCTTTTTGCCTATAGCACGTCTTATACTATCCGCATCAGAACCACTAAATCCACAAACATACTGTAAGAAAGCGGTAACCTCTTCTTGATATGAAAGATATCCATAGCTTTCACTCAAAATGTTATTTATTAATTCAGAACCATTATCATTTACTTCATGGTTAAATAATCGTTCACGATATGACGCACCGCCGGGACGTAACGCAGCATTAACAAGAGTGATATCCTCAATGCTATGACAACCCATTTTCTTAAAACAATCTTTAGCATATTGAGATTCAAACTGAAAGATTGTAATAGGATTATTATTCATATCATTAAATACATCTTGGTCATTGAAATTTATCTCGTGTGCTTTTGGGAAATATTGTCCTATCATTTTACATGTTTTATCAATAACTCCGATAGTTTTAAGTCCAAGGATATCATACTTAATTAATCCTAATGCATGACAATAATCCATATCAAGCGGAAGAATTTGTTGTCCATCACTGCCTAAAAACATTCCGCAATAATTAATAAGGTTCATAGGACTAGCTACAATTCCTGCAGGATGTTGAGATTGAGAAACTACGCAATCTTTAATCCCATCAAAATAATAAAATACTTCAGGATATTTAGCTTTTGTTCCTTCAGGATCAGCTTCGTATTCTGATTTAATATATTCCATTTTCTCAAGATTATATGGAGAGTCAGGATTCTTAACACATAAAGCTTTGCATATAACGGCAATTGCACTTTTATCAGCTAATGTACCTAAAGCAAGGATATAAGATGTACGTTGTTTGCCAAATCGATTAATAATATAATCATATATTTTCCCACGATCATCTTCATACCAATCAGTGTCAATGTCACCTGCTTCTACTCTATGCTCGTTACAAAATCTTGAAAATATTGTATTCCATTTAATAGGATCAACATCGGTTATATTTGTTATAAATGCTACTACAGAACCCGACACTGAACCTCTTGAGAATCCAGTTGCAATATGATTTTCTCTTGCCCATGTCATCATTTCAGACATAAACAACATAAATCCAACCATATTAACCTTTTTAAAGACCGCCATTTCTTCTTTAATTTGGTCTACATATGCTTTGTCATTAGTAATAATCCCTGCGTCACGCTTCTGCTTATAATTACGTTTGATAGTATCCCACATAACTTCTTCGTCTTTATCACCATAAAGGAATGGATATTTGTCATGTGTATCAAACACTAACTCTTCACAACTGTCCGCCATGACGTTGGTGTTCTCAATCGCTTTCAGATACTCCTCCTGTGGGAGGATACCCTGTTCACGAAACTTATCAACCAATTCGTCATAAGTTTTAAATGTCAAGTCACATTCATTCTCTGAATCTCCCCATGCACCCTCAGTTTTGCCATACTGAAGAATAGTTCGACACTCCGCTTTATACTTATCCAAGCTATGGGTATCGGTGCCGGTAATTAAGGATTTACCAAACCGCTTGCTTAACTCCCACAGGTACTTGGTATATTCAAGATTGTCAGGGAAGCAGTGGTACTGTATCTCATAGTAATCATAATGTTTAACCATTGCGAGATATTTTTGCTTGCGAGCATAAGTATCGCCTTCGTCTGCCAATATTGATTTACGGAACTGCCAAAGTGGACTCTGAATACAAGCAGATATCTTGATAACATTATCTGATATTGCAAGAAACTCATCAACTGTAATTCTTGGCTTATAATAAAAGTGATCTTTTTGATATGACAAGAAAAACAACTGATTAATTTCCTCAAAGCCCTTTTGGTTTTTAGCAATCAGAACTGTATGCCAGTTATCCTTACGCTTTTCTTCAAGGGTTTCAGTAATATAACACTCAATACCATGAAGATATTTTAACCCGTATTTATCGCAGAGTTGTTTTTTCTGATACCAGTTAAAACAGTTCCCATGCTCACTAAATCCAAACGTTTTTATGCCAAGTTCGGACGCACGTTTAATATATGACTCAGGATCAGTAACAGAATCCAATAGGGAATAATATGTATGAACATGATATGGTACATAGTTGCTCATATCTCATTCTCCTTCTTTGGTAAAGGATGTTCTTCAAGATAATCATGTATATGTGGACAATCCCTAAAGTGCGGACAAAGATTCAGACAAAACCAACAATCGCTTACGGTCTTCCCATTAGTTTGTGTCTTATAAAACTTTCTTGGTGTATAAGCACTGACATCTTTATTCTTAAGACTTTCCCATAAAGTAATTGTATCTTTAATATATTTCTTACAATCCTCAATTACTTCATTGTCAACAGGATACTCCACTATGCATGGTTCCATCCAGAACTTTGATCTAACTTCTTCAGGTAATCCATCAAACTTGTTAGTCTGTTTCAAATCCATTAAAAATATATCAGCTTCAAACTCATCGTATCTGGCACGAGTTAATTCGGAGTCAACATATTTTTCCATTTCATCATAAATTTTTTTGCGCTCAATGATTTTAGTTTTAGGATTACCCTTAAGGTCAACATATCCTACATTAACATACTTCATAAAATGCCATGCAATTTTATTAACCTTAAATCCCTCTTGCTGCTTACCTAACATATAAATGATAAGCTGACGGGCATGAGCATCCATATCTTTAGAACTATACATACTGCTCGACTTATGGTCATAGATATTAATAACACCATCTTCAACATTATCAATCAAGTCAATATAGCCCTGAATATAATGCCCATCATCTGTCTTATATATAAATAACTGCTCTGTATCAAACTTTTTATCTTTCGGGAAATCAAAAGTTTCACAAAAGTGCGAAATATCTGCTATCCAGCCTTCACGGATTTTATCTGAAGGGAAATTAATACCAAGCATATCCATGTCTTCTAATTCAGATTTCATAGCAGGAAGTAAGTCCTCTTTTGTAGCAGTGCCATTTGCCATACCTTCAAGGACATCATGCAGCTTGCCACCCATGATAGCATAGATATTATTCCCGCCACGATTATCCAGTCGGTATGTTAAATAAGCTGAAAAAAGGCATGAATTAATCGTATCCAATTTGGATATGGAATATAACTCAACGCCTTTATTCTGCAACTCTTTTATTCTTCTGTCTTCTGCTCGTTCTCCCATGACTGATCCTCCTCATCTTCATCCTCATCTGGAATTGCTATTCGATATTCTATTTCTGCTCCACAATTGGTGCAGTGGCATATATGAACTATGCCCTCTCCTTCGTAACACATATCTGAGAAGTCAAAATCTGCATCCCATATAACTGCTTTTCTTAAGCAATGAAAACATTCATACCACCTTTAATCCGTATCTTTTAAAAAGGCAATCCAGTGTGTTTTATTAAGCTTGCCAACCTGATGCCCATATAATGGTTTAAAAGGAATAACAGATAACACCTTGCTAACGGGAATATCTGTTTCGTTCCATTTAAATATCAGAGTTCCGTTTGGTTTTAATACTCGCATACATTCACAAAATGCATCATGTAAAAATTTATCCCAGTTAGTCTTATCCAACTTACCATATTTCTTACACATCCAAGCGTTATCACCAATAGATGTTAAATGTGGAGGATCGAATACAATATGATAAAATGAATTGTCTTCATATGGCAAGTTAGTAACATCACAAATTTTATCAGGCAAAACAGATATATGACGCTCGTTTTTACCATCAGCGCTGCGATAGATTACTTCATCTTCAATCTCGCGTATATCACAATATTCAACAATGGGATTATGTTTATCAAACCAAAACATTTTAGAACCACAACAAGGATCTAACACCTTTTTCATGCCACTTCTCCTTTATATTCAAGAGTTACTAATGTGTCATTCTTGCTACCACCATGTGATACTATCAATACCTTTGTCATTTCAAAACCTCTGCCCTTACCAAGCCCATTGGTATTCCAGCCACAACAGATTACTCTGCCACCCTTTTTAAGGATTCTTGCAATATTATCCTTGCATTCTGCCCAGTACTTCATATTAGATATACTTATTTCAAGCTTGTCTTTACCATAGCTTTTATACATTTCGGCAGCTTGTGAAATGGAGTACGGTGGATCGTATAACACAAGGTCTGCGCTGTTGTCTGGCAAACTCTTTAAAAACTCTAATGCGTCCATGTTGTAATCCGTTTGATATTCAGGATTCAAATCATTTGTAATAGTCCCATACTTACAACCATTAGCAAAAGGATCTACAATGACACCACCCTTATTAACTTCCGCTTCAACAAACTCTTTAATTGGTTTTATAGTAAAAGTTTTGCTATTAGGCATTGCCCATGTTTTTTCGATATTCATAATTTTTAGCCCCTTACTCCATTTTCTATTATTTTATTAATTAAATTAACAACATCTGCATTATTGTTATATGATATCTGGTGTCCCATATCTTTTATATGATATGTCATCATTTTGCGTAATGTTTTTTCAAATATTGCAGCGTCAAATTTTAGTTTATAAGTATAAGTCATATTATTTATCCACTGCGTAACCATCATAGTGCATTGATCTGTCCCACGATGCTGAATGTTAAAACCAAGCGCTCCTTGATTTATAGTGCTAAATGAAACTATAAGTGTATAAACTGTATAATCCTGACTAAATACTGTTAAATAAGTTTGGAAAACATCTTTTTCGTTATTATTGTTAATAATGTCTTGTATTTTAATCTTATGTAGCATCATAGTTCCATTCTCCTTGTCCGTAACGCTTAAGCTTCTGCTGTTTAGACTTAATTATTAGCTTGCGAAAGCTGTCATAAGTTTTTAGTGTAACATATTTACATCCAATAACATCAAAACATTGTTCGCCACGAGCCAATTCATATTCATTAGCAGATACTATAATGTATGGAATAATGTCGTCTTTGGTCAGGTCTTGTAACACTGTTTGAAACAAGTCTTGTTTAAGTTCAATAACATTATCGATACTGAATCCTGAATCAACTGCATCTAAAAGAATAAATACCTCTTTGGCATTTTTACTTGTAACTTCGCTACGAATAAAATTACCCAACTCACCAGCAATATGAGCAAGATTGTTGTTTAATTGCTCGCCTTCTGAAGACATTATATTATATGCCATATTATCATAATCTTCATAGAATCCAAACTTCGAAATCATCTTGCTCCCACCTTCTTTATAATTATCATAAAGAAAACAAGGAATCTTCGTTTTTTTACAATAACTTTGTATCTGATGAAGTAGTGTCGTTTTCCCCGCACCATTGCAACCGACAAGCACCGTTACACCAGCTTGTAATTCTATTTTGCTTTTATTATGAATTTTGTAATCACAATAATAATCACGTATAATCGGAATAATCATGTTTCCTCCTTATAAAAACAACCATCCCCAAGGCAATACACCGGTTTTAATGTTATAGAATGAATCTCTATCGCTTCTTTGGGATTACTTTCAATAAATAATACTGCCCCTGTTTGTTTAAATATATCGGCTTTATATTTTCCGTACATATTTAATTTTTGTCTTGTTGCTTTATCCGGCAAGTCAAGCATATATAAATGTTCATATTGAATATTGTGTGCTTTCAGCCATTGTTCTGTTTCTGCTCGATATTTTTCAAGCCGACAAGTTACAATAGCTTTAATCTTATGTTTAGGAATAAACTTTGGCTTTGCAGTACGTATGAACTCTCTGTAATTATTAGCGTCATCATTCTGTTCAGGAGTAGGATCAATACATAACACGCCATCTAAATCAACACAAGAACTTTCAAGTATCAAATGATCCATTATATTCCATTCCCAAACACGCCACTGTTCAACAATATCAAAATAAAAGTCAACCTTATTTTTAGAAGATTCGGTTACATATATGGCACAATAAATAAAATCCATATCAAGATGACGAGAACATTGTTCTTTAATCTTATTTATTGCATAACCAGTAAAACAACTGTCGTCTACTACCAGTATTTTTGTTCTATATGGAGCCGGGATTTCTCGCCCTAATTCAAATGCAATACGTCTTGTCGTGTCAAATGAATATTTGCCAAGGGTTTCAGTTGTTCCTAAAGGTTTGCCAAGATATAAGGCAATCAACGTAGCTGGTAACATACCGCTTCTTGGAACTCCAACTATACAGTCAACATTTGGTATTAAATGCAACTTGCTCTTAATAAGCTGATTCATGTCGTCAATGCTACGAAAATTAATCATCATTACACTCCTTTAAAATATATAAAGAGTTTTCAGTTTCAATAGTTAATGTATGATCTTGTTCATTAACCCAAGCTGCAATAACCATTGATGTATACCAATTTCTATAATAAGGAGAATTTAAAACCCACATTTTAAGTTCTTCCCCACGTTCGATTGCATTAGTATCAAATCCAACTTTATATCCAATTAATCCTTGATATTTACTGTCATTAACCTGAGTATTACGTTCACCCTTGCGTCCACTATGTAGTATGCTTGTTACGAAGTACTCTTTTGTCATATTTCTTGCTCCTTTTTTCATAACGTTCTCTAACTGCTTTAACGGTTTCAGAAACATCATGAGTAACTATTTCTTTGTTGTTATCTTTGTCCCAACGTGTATAAGAATATGTATTAGGTATTTTCCACCCATCTTCGCCACGTTTTTCTGCAAGTTTGTTATATTGTTCCCATAACTCTTCTATATCTATAGGTTTATATCTTTGTCTATTTTTAACAAAACAAGCAAAACATTGTGGACTAACCCAACCTGTATTTAACATTGGAACATCTGGCTTACCACAAATTACACAAACATGTTGGGAAATATGTTCATATTTATTTATAATATCATTTACTTCTTGAGTTGTGCCTGTTGTGTAACAACAGAGTATTCCATACTTCTCTTTAGTTTGCAGTATTCCAAAACCCTTTTGTTCCTTAACCGCTTCGCCTAACTCACGCATAAACATATCGCCAAAAGCAATATCCCAACCATAAGTAAAGCCCCAATTTAAATATGAATAGTCATATTTAGAATCTAAATGTCGTTTTCTAAAATGCTGATAAGGCTTAAGCCACGGATATTTTTTAACAAGTTTCTTGTTTTTTATTCGTTCAGCTTTAAGCCTTTTAGAATACTTTTTATGTTTACGACTTCTAAACCAATTGCACCATTTCTTTCTATTCATAATTACTCTCCACTCATAGATTTAAAATAATTTTCAACATACTTAATAAGCCTATCTTCTTCTAAATAGAACAAATCACTACCATAAGCACATTGAAGATTACAAATTAACTGTGTCATTCGCCAGTCAGGACAATATTTTTTATGTAACTCTTTAAGTTTGTCATAAAATTCATCTAATCTATTTGGATCTCTCATATTTTACCTCTCTATGCTGTGCCTAATTTATCATCATTATCGTCATCATAAAAATCTTTAAGTAACCGCAACCCTAATTCAGCAAGCAAACATACCCATACACAAGCATATGACAATCTGTCTGTTCCGCCAATCAACACTGTAATACCAATAGCAATCCAGCCAACTAATAAGATGCTATCTAATATTTTATCTATCATTTTTGCTAATCCACCTTTCAAATATATAATTGCAATAATCATTTGCTTCTGAAGGTTTCGACTTACAAACCTTTTCTATAATTTCGTTATCAATTTCAGAACCAAAAAGATCAATTGCAATCCATGTTGATAAAGACTTGTAATAATCTTCTAACCATTGCATATTTAGTTTTTTACATGTGACTATAAATGCAGCATGCCAACCCGCAGTACCATTTTGAAGGTCATAAATTTCAGAACCATCATTTTCATAATCAACAGGAAGCAAAACTTTAATTCCAAATATTGAAACCAGTTCGCCAGCCATTGCTATAAAAAAATAGTCTGGAATATTTTTTATAGCTTCACTAGGCACTTTATAATCTATCTTTATCGTTTCCAATGTGTTGTCCCTCATCAAAGTGTCGTTTAAAGTGTTGTTTGTTATAGTGTTTATTTCTGAACATAACCACTAATTGAGCAACACCTACGATCAAAATTAGAAATGAGAAGTTGCCTTTACCCATTTCCATCCATACAGTTTCAATAAACTCTGTCATATTACCTCGCTATATAAGTTCCAATTAAACAACATATCAGAACTAATAATAATAAAATAAATCCTATCTTTTTCATAATTCCTCCAATTCAGCAGGATCGAATCTGTATTTATATCCATTAAGTCTAACCCATTGCCATTGAGGACACCCCGGATAATAGCAAGCCATATTAGGAAAGAAATCGCTAATATATTGCATTTTATCATCATCAAGCGGAACATATGAAACAATCGCAAAAGCATTTTCTGCTAACCATATACGCTGCTCTGTGTTTTGTTCTTTAAGATAATCTATAATCTCACGTTCTATAAAAATACCATTTTTAATTTTTACTCGCGGTATCCAACGCATATTGGGAACATCGGTTCTAAATGGAAGTCGGTCAATACCAATATAAGCATGATGATTTTGAAAAAAGTATGCCTGAAGTCCTGCATAACTGCCTAAATCAATAACAAATTTATTTTTAGGGATTATATTTGCCAGTTCTCCATATATCTGTGTAAATCCTATAAAGCTATTTCCATATTCACAATAAGGAGAATCAAATATACGTTTTATCTCTTCTTCAGGAGCCAATTCATACAGTTTTCTCGTCCAATAATCTAATTTCATATGTCTCTCCCATATGATGTAATTAATTTGCCATCCTCATCAAATACATCTACAATCTGTTTGGCAACAGGTTTATCAACTGGTAAAACAGAAATTATAATTTGATCATCTATTGGTAAAGTTTCATCAATTACAATCTCTTTCGCAATCAGCATTATCTGCTGCACACATACGGCAACTTTCTTCATATTCAACCTCGGTCATTTGTTCTGTAATGTAATATCCGTTTTCATCTGACATCTTGACAACTATATAGTTGGATTCATGTAAATATTTTAATAAATCCTGAAAGCGTCCATCTTTATTATCAGGTGACTCTGGATATATAACACCAAGAATATGGTAAATATTTGTATACATATTATTACCTCATAATTATTATAGTGGTGGTAATTTAAAATAATCTAGTTCTATAGGATATATATCAGCCAAAGTGCAATCTTTTATATAAGCTTTAGCATCCTCAACGGATCGACAAAAGTGAATGCCATGAGAACATTCAGTGTTAGTATCAATATCTAACCCATCAGGAATAACATATTTATTAAAGCTATATTGAAAATCAGAATTATATAGGGAAAGAAAAATTAAATCTTTTGGATTTCCATTATAATTTTTTACTTTAAAAAGTGTATTTGGCGAAAATTCTGAAGAACGACCATAATAAAAATAATCAATAACTTCAACTATTTTTGCCTTACTACATCGACATTTTATTGATGATGATGTAACTAAATAAAATGGTTCAAAACGTGCAGATATATCTGTTATTACACTCTTTGCACCCACTGGACATACTATAGTTGAACCATTCGGAATTGCAAGCTTTACTAAAGCTAAATAGTCTGGAAATTGAATAAGATTCATTTTGTGTTTAACCCATAAAAATTTATATCCATACTCAGACATCTTTCCCCTACCATTTCTTATTTAACCAATATTTAAATATAATAACTATAACAATTAACAAGACTACTATTGCTGCTGAAATCCAAATTGGCGCTAATACCCAGCCCCAACTCCAATCAATAACCCCACAGAGTTTTAATACTATAAATGTTATCTGTAAGACACCGACAAATCCGATACCACCGCTACTTCCTGAGTTTTTACTATCCATATTTATCACCTCACTTTATAATTTATATTATCATATATATTAATTTATGTCAAGACTTAATTTTTAGAGCGATAAGCCTGCTGAAATTTAAATAAGATCGCCCAACAATGTCTGCCACTTTTTTCTTAAACTCTCGCTCTGCACGTTTTTGTTCGGCTTCATATTTCTTTTTATTGGTATCAATAACAAGATTCTCGCCTTCCATTTTGTGTCCGCCACCTGTAGCAAAATACTCTCCGTCTATCACCTTCCATTGAGTACCAAGTTTAGGTTGCATGCTTTGGTATATTACATAATCAGGAACATTAGTGCCATAACAAAGAATTTCTTCAGCTAGATCATAGACATGTTGAGGGATTTCAACTTTACCAATACGGTTTTTTGTAGCACTAGCATATTGACCTTTTGCATATAATACATCTTTAATAGTTGTTCCGCCCCATTCACCAGATTTTACACGATTCATAACAACTGATCCTGTTGCAATCAAAACTTGACGATTTTCATCTTCTGTTTTACCAGTTGAACCATTTTCTAAATACATAATATTAGCTAATAATTCAACATCTTCTTTGGTGTAATTTGAATTTATTGAAAATGACATAGATAATGTTAATAATATAATTAAACTGCTTAAGAACATTCTTTTTCTCCTTTTTTTGTTTCTAAATACCTATAATAACGATTAGGTGTATTAATAGCTTTTTCAAAATCCCAACCTAAATGTGTTATTCTATAAGATAACATTTGATGATTCATGTTGTATATTTTTGCCCATTCACCTATTGTTTTTGTTTCATTATTATAAGTAATATAATGATTGTTTCTACGATTATTTCCTTGAGTTATATTGTCAGCCCAACGACAATTATCAGGAGAATATCCTTTATCATTATCAATACGATCTAATGTTAGATTATCAGCGTAACCATTATTTATTGCCCATTCATAAAAATTTTCAAAATTATCATTCCATTCATTACATACTTTAATACCACGTCCGCCATATAAAGCATAATTAAAATGGGTTTCTAAATTACATCTTGATCTCATTCCAGTCCAAATATCCCATAATCGAGTATGTGATTTACCATGTGTAGTATGAACTAAAGCCGACTTTTCTCTTTGTAAACAACCACAAGATTTTGTATGACCACTTCTTAAATGATAACTTGTTGTAGTGAATTTATTTCCGCAATCACATTGACATGTCCATAATTTTTCTTTTCTTTTATTTCTTCCAGCGTCTTCACAAACAACAGCTTTACCAAATCTCATTCCCATGATATCAATCATGTTTTAAATTTTCCTCCTTCTTCTCAATATAAATACTCCAATAACCTTTTCTTTTTATTGTTCGAGTTACGTATCCATATTTATTCAATTCTTTTTCTAAAGTAGCGTCAGTAGTAAAGATTTTACCGCCAATCAAAGAATCAATTGGTATTGCACGTACTTGATCCTTTTGTTTTTGAATTTGTTCAAACATTTTTATTTCTTGATTCATTTTTCACCATATTTTTCTATAATTTTTATATAGTTGCCTCAAAGAATACCGCACCACGATCACATAAGTCCTGTATTTCTGCCCGTACAAGTCCATGCGAAAATCCTGAATGTCCTTGTTTATCAAACTTTACAACGGCATCTTTAAGAGAGCAATTGTTGTTTAGCATTTCTATTATTTCTAATGCTTGAGTTAAATCCCAACCTTGATACATACCATACAAACTTTCATCAAGCATTTTTTCATATAAATCCCAGTATTTTTTATCTAAAATATCATGTCCGTTGGCGAGATAACCTTCTTTGATTTTAGGAATTGAATTTAAAAATTTTTTCAACTCTTCCTGTCGTCTTAATTCAGCCTTTTCTTGTTTAGTTTTGCATTCCACCCATGATACACCAACGCACTTTTGATATGCAGAATCTAAACTGTCTTCATCAGAATAGATTTCATATATATTGAATCGTGTATAAAGCAATTGCTTTGTTCTTAACGATTCTTTAATTAATGTTAATAAGGTATCTTCTACTGAACACCCTATCGGAACAGAATAATATTCATATGTCTTGCCATTATGTTTTGTCATTTTGTCACCTCAATTTATATACCGTAATATCGACTGGAACATCCGCAAAGGTATCAAAAATGCAGAGACTTACGTCACTCCAATTTAATTTGTCAAGTCCGCATCCAATCATTGGCATTACAATTTTTGTTATGTTGTTTGTTATTACATATCTTTTTAGGCTATCAAGTGCGCCTTGTAAGGTTGCTATTGTAGGCTTATCATAGCATTTTGCCTTTGTAACAAGATTATAAACCATACGCTTATCAATCATGGGTGTCGGTAAACCATACCCTTCACCATACCAAACGTTCATCGGATATGTGGAACGTAATGCAGCCTTGACACCTCTACGAGTAAACTCTGCAGCTATGCCAGCGCCTAATACAAAGTCTGCACTGATACAATGAACATAAAGCGGTTCTGATCCTGCAGAAAATAAATCTCCATAAACTACATTATATGTCATTCTTTTTCTCCTTTAATATCTTATCAATTCCATCCCGAACTGCCTGAAGATGAAAGTCACAGACAAAATACGAATCATACTTGTCGCCTTGGACTACATTACTCTTGGGGCATTTGATACACTCTTTATATTGCTTGCAATAATCCCACTTTTTCATGACTACGCTCCTGTGTTAGATATTAAAACAACATGTTCCATATTTAAACCAACTGGTTTAATTTCAATATTTTGACTTCTGGCAAAATCATCAGAGTTAATTCTTGCAAGTCGTTCTGCGTGTAATTCATCCTCTGCAACAATAACCATCTCGTCATCTTCACACCAAGATATTCTATCTTTTGGACGTGTTACTAAGTATATATTCATATTTCTTTCCTCCACTCAAAGCATTTGCATCTATTCCAATAATTTATATTATGTTCATATTTAGGACTATTTTCATTTAAACATGAACAATAATCATTATCGGTTTCTTCGGTTTCAAAAAACCACTCGCAATGTTCACATTTAATATTTGATTTTTTAGATTTATTTAATGTTCTCATTTTTACCCCTCCTTAGCTTTCTCCCGCATTCAGGACAGAAATTTAACTTATATCCGAATCCATTGTGTCGGTAGCGCACTGTTCTGCCTGCATCCTTTTTCTTACGAATACTTGGTTTCCAAGAATGCGTAACTAACGCAATAGTGTAATCATACTTAGTTTTTTCTTCGCCATCTTCAAGGCATTCGTTTTCTATGCTTTTAAGGAAGTCATAAAGATCACAAAATTTACAATCAATCATTATCCACCTCTACGTTAAATTTATAATAGGATCTTATTATTATTTCAGAATCATCTGCTATTCTCCATTGAAAAATACCCTGATCCCGTAATTTACTTTCGTATTCATCAGCCATTTGTTTGCCCTGTTCTGTATTAGGATAAATTGTATTTTCATAACGTTGAATTATCATTATGCTCCTCCAACCTTTTCAGATTTTTGACCAATATTTTCTTTTGGAATTTCTGTAAAATCCTATCATACTCCTTATCTGTCATGCATCCGTAAATCCATAAGCAAGTTAGCCTATCCAATCAGCCGTATCGCCAAAAGTAAATCCTTGTTCATTAGCTTGCTTTTCATAAGTATCAGCTAATGCACCGTGATGAAATCCTACTGTTGTCATATCTTATTCTCCTTTATCTGCCTCCTTATACGGCTCTGGTAACGGCATCCATGCAATAACATCTTCCCAATCGTCATATTCTTCCAATCCACATCCATATTCATCTATAACACATGTATCCGCCTTAACTGTACCATACCTTGTAGATATAAGTATCTCCTGCCCATCGTCTGGCATAGGACAATCAAACATTTCTTCAAGATTACAGTTTGTATATTCTTCATAATATTTCTTTTCTTCTTCTGTTGTAGGACGATACTTTATGGGAATCCATTCACTCATTCTCTACCTCCTTATCTGCCTCGATTACTGTTGGAGCATTATTAAGAACATTTTTTACTCTATCCATAGTAACTAAATGCGTATTATCTTGTTGAATGAATCCTTTAAATTCAACTTGTTTTAATAACTTATCCATATCAAACAGCCTTCCATGTCCCTTTGGGAGTACAGTGCCGGCATTTACTGCGTTCAATAAATAAAGTTCTGTATTAAATGTCTTTTGTCCATTACGAATACAATTATATTCATCTTTTGGAATCTGTATAATAACTTCAACCATATCAGCCATTATCATCACCACCCTTGTCTGCTTCGATTATTGTTGGTGCATTTTTAATGTCTTGCTGAGGCACAGCAATATCCCCATTAGGCAAGTGGTAAAGCAAATGCTGAATCTCTGCTCTTATAAGTCTATCTAAATCTCCAAGCCTGCCATGCCCTTTAGGAAGTACAGTACCGTTCTTAACGCCATTCCATAAGGCAAATTCAATAGTCTTTCCGTTTCGTCTGCCTACAATTATTCTGTCTATCTGTTGGATTTTCTCGTAAACGTCTTTTGGAATCCTAACGACAACCTCAACTGTTTCCATTCGATACCTCCTTATATTTCAATAACTTTAATCCTTTTCTTAAACATTCCTCGCAATATGAATATTTCGAGTATTCCATTTTCTCAAATGTCGGCATGGGATAATCATAAGGTTTCTTACACCGCAAACAGATTAGATACATTCTCTTAACTGTTTCCATCTGATACCTCCGTCAACATCTTATACATCTGTTCCGCTTTATCTCCAACAAACATATTTCGTACATAAAATTCGCCATTATGTATACTTGCTACATACATAGCTGATAAATCCTTGCTCGATTCATCCCTATCAAAAATTATTGTCAGCGTGTCAATCATCTGTATCACTTCCTAAAAGACTTAAACCCGGAACAAACAACTCCTTTTCACATTGTTCTCTATCTACTAAATAACTTATCCCTTTATCCACAACAGAAAGTGGTATAAGTTTAACAGTTTCGGGTATATGTTCCTGTAACTCTTTAGCATCCTCTGGATTACAATATAAAGCATATGGATAGTTCTGTATATCGTAATCATGCATGCGCTTTAATAAGTCAGCCGTTGTCATTCTGTATTACCTCCCCATATCTTCCCAAATACTATTATCTAATCTTGCTTCTACGGGTTCTGTGCTATCTTTCCATACAATCGCCTTTTCGTAATTGTCTAAATACGCTATAGTATCTCTCAATATTTCAGACGGGATAACACTTTCTGTGTATCCTATTGCCAATTCTAATATATTTTTACATTCTTTAATGCTTCTCATCTGTATCACCATCCTTTAAATGCCAAAACAATTTAATTTTGCACGCTTGATAGCTGAAATTATTTCATCTGCAACAACTGTATATCTTTCACCATTAATTTCTATTTCCACTTTATCACTATCATTCCATGCGTTATGGATTTTTATGTTAGGTTTTGCCGGATTTGAATAATCTTTTATTTCACACGTTACTTTCATTCACTCACCTCTATACTTGTCGATAACGTAACTGGAGGTAAATCAAGGATGTCCTGCATTATTCTTCCAGTACTTCTTCCCCTTGAGATACAACATCTTTCGTCACTTATTGCCCTTGCCAATTCATCAACTAAATTATTAACTGCCTGTCTGCTTACCACATCTTCACAAGGCTGTTGCTCTAACCAATCCGATATAACCTTTACAGCTTCTCTCCATTTATTGCCATCAAAAATCGTTCCGCCATCTACTTCGATAAAACCTCGATTGATAAATATCTTTTTTGCTTCTTCAAATGTCATTTTATCCATAAATACCCCATATCCCCCTTTCCTGCTCTTGATTTATCCGATACAGCTCGTTTCCTTGCGCTCCTGACCAATCATCATCTTGTTTTATACCAATTTCCCCCTGTGCTGTACCCACACCTTTTCTTAATTCAAGTTCTAAAAAGTAATTAAGATAACTTTCAAATGTATCTGCCGTTTCATCATTAGAGAATGATGCAACCTTTGTAATGCAATAATCATTCCCAACATACAGACTTTTTCGTTTGCTATTTGGTAAATTCCCAACACCGATTACTTTATCACCTTTTTTATAAAGCATCTGTATCACCCCTCAATCAACTATAATCCCTAAATCTTTAGCTAACATAGGCGTTCCATCTGTCTTTAGCATAATGGTGATACCTGATTGATGACCGTTATCATATTTTAGATATACAACATGAGTATTTTTATCAACAACATAATAATAGTTGCCACCATCTTGACTTAATGATATTAAATCAGGTTTAATTTTTTGATCACTTGTTGTTGAATCTGCGCTATTATTTACACATCCTGTCAATAATAACGCACATATTAATATCAATATCATTTTCTTCATTGGTCTGTATCACCCCTCAATTCTGATAAATGCTTGCTGATTATCTCTAAAGCTTTATCAAGTCCCATTGCTTCGCCCCAATGTAGCTTATTAACTGCAAGATTGCTTTCTTTTTCTATTTCTGCCCTTATCTTATTCAATATTTCTTTCAACCTTTTAATCTCTTTTAAGGCATCAAGATAACTCATAGATTCGTTTGTCATTTGCTCACCATCCTTACTTTACAGTTAGGGCAATAATTAAATTCTCCCACATATCCAATATAATGTTCTCCACATTCCGAGCATCTATATGCATGTTCGGAATGTCCTTCTGCATAAAATCCATCATCAATCCACTTGCCTATCTTTTTCTGTGGTGTGACGGGTGGCTGTTGCTCTAATATTTCGGATATTGCTTCAAGATTTTCTATAATCTCTCCAAAATTACCAGCTAAAAATTGAGTTATACAATCCTGTTCACAACGTTTACCACTTAATTCACACTTTAAACAAGTAATATAATGCTTTAATTTAATATTTCTTTCTTGTATTGTCATTCACTCGCCCCTTACTTCCATTAAATGCCTGTCGATTATATTCAGTACATCTGATTTCCTAATTAAAGCATACAGTTGGCTATCTGCATCTGTAGCTGAAATATCTACAATCTCTTTCTTCAAATCTACTAATGCTTCAAGGGATTTAATCGCTATTATCAACGCTTCATTTTCTTCCTGTTCTGTATAATTTCCATGTGAATATAAAACAGTATAGTTATCTTCTAATATATCTAATGCATCTTCTATCGTCATCCGAATCACCCCTTTATATTTCACTATTTTTTATAGTTTCAGTCATCCACTGAAAGTAAGCGTTTCAGTAAATCATCTAATAAATCCTCAGTGGACATAAAGGGCTTTTCGATGTATTTAATTATTAAACGCTTGTACTCTTCAGCCGCTTCTGCGTCCTTATGCTTTAATGCCATCCATATATCGCGTATGATACATGTTGTTTCTGTAGTAATCTGTACAAGATCTCCATTAATCTCAAGTTCTTTTGTTTCTCCCTTGTCAACTGCAATTTTAATCATTTAAATATACCGTCCTTTCTTTTAACCTTAAAAAATTATCTAATCCATAATCTGTCGGAGAACTCTTAAATGGTTCGTCCGTCATATTAATATACCCAACTCGATTTCGCCAAAATAGATTTCGGTTCTCAACTTGTTTGCATGACTTAATCAAACAAGCTTCATCAATCCCTTCATCAAAGGCAATAATTACATCAACACCAAGCGATTTAATAAATCGTGCTTGAGTTTCGCTAATGTCATGCCCACCAATTGCGAGCATTTGGTTGATCCCCCAAGATGCTGCCTGACATACTGATTTTTCCGCTTCAACAATGTATACGCACTGTTTTTTCACTATTTCTTCACTATTTTCGTTCCACCCATATAACACCAATGATTTTGGATACGGAAGGTACATCGACCAGCGTTCATCCATCGGACAATCACCATTATATCTCCCCTTTGCTCCAACTAATTCATTATTATATCCACGCACTGGAATAATAATCCGATTACTTTCAAAGTCTAACCTGATGCCGAACCTCTCCTGCGTCTGATAGTCAACACCATCACGATACCACAGTTGAGGTAAGGCATCTGGCGGAGGTAAAGAACTATCCGAATAGGTCTGTAATGTGTCTTCATAATGTTTATTAGCTGAGAGTGAATGATAAAATCCGCCAAACGGATAATGTATTGGCTTTTCTTTATACTTCACAATCTTTGCTAACCACTCAAGAGCTTCAGGAAATGAGCAGTTACGCTCATCCATTACTAAATTAATAATTGTTCCCTTGCGTCCTCTTGTGAAATTCTGATATAACAAACCTTCTTTTAATACCGATATTGCTGTTCGATTGTCGCCATCAAGATTAGAACATTGAAAATATTTACCACGATCTCTTACATCATCATGCCCTAAAGACTCAAGAATGGTAACAATGTTTGTTTCAGCGTTATCTTCTATAGCATCCAATAACTTTTCGGCATCCATTATTACCATTCCTTTCTGTTATATTCCTCTGTGATCGTTTACAATCGTGCAAAAACCTAATTCAATCCATCTATTCCACACACTATCCCATTGATATAAAATACATTTTGCATTATCATCATTACGTGTTTTATCAATAAATGCTACAACATATAATTTTGCTTTATCAAGTGTTAAATAAGTTGTAACTTTATCTTTAATTTTGTATGGTTTACAATCATATTTTTCGCCAGTATATTCATCTTGCCATAACTTTCGTAGCATGATATGTTCACTGACTACTTCCTTAATCTGTTTTGAATTACTTAAACATCCTGCGTCAAGATATCTTTGGTTGGTTGTATAAAGGGCAAGCTGGAACGTACAGATTAAGCTGAAGTTTTCTTTTGCAACCAAGTTAAACACTCGCCTACTGCCCATTAACAACTCTTGCCACATTTTATCGGTCATACTGTCATCTGCTTTATACGTATCCCAACAGAACACCTTGACTCCGTATTTTCTATTCAGACGTTTCATTTCTCGAAGCACAATGCTTGAATTATTATCAAACAGTTTAACAAAAAACATCTTTTCTCCATATTTTTCATTAGCTATCTTTTGTGCTTCTTTAATTTTTCCCATTTCTTTATCTGTCCAATGTCCTTGCTTTAATTTTTTACGGATTACATCAAAGCAGTTCATTTCTTCTGTAAGAACATGAGCAATCAGCAAGTGTTTGTAAGCGGTAACCTGCATTTCGTTTGATATTACCGCAGCCATTCCGCCATTTTGCACAACCGCAAGCAAGATGCGGAATACAAATGATGTTTTACCAGCCCCGGAATGTCCAGTAACCAATGTAATATCACCCTTTGGAAGTCCAAGCGTTGTATAGTTTAGCAGAGGAAATGCCTTTGCATAACTAACGCCAACCGCTTCGCCACGATTGTAACTGTCAAGATCAGCGTCTGTTATAATCAGATTACTGCTTTCGACTTCACGATTATTTACTAATGAAGATGATGTATTGATATTATCAAACAACAGATACATATCTTCAGATGATAACTTCTTTAATGCTGACACATTTTCAAACGTCTTGTCATATTTTTCACATACATTAACAAGATAATTTGCTTTGTTAATCTGGTCAAAATAAGATGTAACATTTTCTTCAGACGTTAAATTAGTAAGCTGTTCAATTTCTTTCCAGCCACCATAATCGTCATATCTTTTTTTAATCTCTGGTCTTGTAGACAGATAATTATCTACGGATAGATTATCAAATGAGTTCAATCCTTGCTCTCGCAACGCTTTACCTAACAAATAATAAAACTTTGCATCAGTTGTAATTAATGTATGCTCATTGATATCCTTGTAATCGTCATATAAAGACGGGTTTTTCCATAAGCAGAAAACAAAACTTGCTTCAAGCCTGTCCCTGTCTTTATTGATTTCTTGAATAGTTTTTTCGACATCCATTAGAAATTAGCGCAAAAGATTTTGATTTTTTAAATCAAATAAGGCGCGTAAGCCTCCTTTCTGTTATATAATCTGTTTGATGCCCAATATATGATATTTTAGATGGAACTATTTCAAGTGTATTGCCATCCAAAGTTTTTAGAACAAAACTACCTTTTAATCGACGTCCATGAACATACCATTCCTTATTTTGTGCCTTAACTTTATCATAAAGTCTAAACCCTTTAACTTTATAAGGACACTGATTACGTTTGCGATATGCACCTTTACCAATGGTAAACTTATGTATTTGGCGGTTGTGGCAACGTACTTTTTTTTGATAATATACTATATTATCAGATTTTGCAAAAGGATGACCACTTATACACCTTGCATCTATATGATGAGCTTTAGGAAGTTTACTCGTTATACGAATAAATTTAGTAATGTATCCATAAGTTAAATTTACATTTGGATATTGTAATTTAATTTTATTGTAAAATGCCCATCTCATTATTCCCATAAATGTGGCATCTGCAAATCTCATTCCTCGCTTTATTTCTTTAGGAAGTTTTGTCTCCCCACTATGATAACCATTATGACAAGTTTTGCATAACGTAATTAAGTTATTTGGTGCATTTCCGCCTATTTGTCTTGATTCAATATGATGTACATTAAGAATTTTATCTTTCGACTTTCCTTTGCAACATTGACAAGTATAATTATCACGAGACAACACATATTCTCTTATATTCCAAAAACCAAATTGTTCACCTTGCTGATACTCAACTCCTTGTATATCAGAGTTCTTGATCTTTTGGATATCAAAAGCAGCTACTTCTGCTATGATTTTAGCTATTGGGAGTATCTCGTTTACCTTACGTATGGCTGTTAGATGTGTATCTATCTTCTGTTGTACAGAAGGAGCCAGCCATCCATCTTTGCGGTGACGGTTATCGAACCGTGGCTTACGGTGTCTTGTTTTACGGTTACGCCTTGCAGACCTCATCTCCCTGCGGGCTGAAAGCAGTTTTGTAATGTCACTGCGGAGTTCAACCTCAGACTCATATAAAACCTTAGATTCTGTAGTAGCAGATATGCCGATGTGTTTTGAACCTGCATCTACTCCAAGTGATACACACTGGACTTCACGAGTTGATGTTGTATATGATAATTGTATGACAAATGGACAACGTTTTACTACTTTGGCTTTGCCGAATTTAAGCATTTGGCGGACCTTCCCGTACCGCTCTGTCGGCATGAGTGGTTGTCCGTTTATATCTAACACATATACCATTAGGCGGCACCTCCTTCTGTAAAGGTTGATAAGCTTTATGCTGTAAGCCGGCGCTTATCTGACCGTTATGCAGCCTTCGCCAATGTTATTCAGAGGTTTATTTAACGATAGCACTGTTTCTACCCATCAAAACTGTTTAACTACCGTCCGCAGTGCATAGAGTTAGGCTGTACGCCCTATGATGCCTATTTATGGACAAATATAATCCACATTCTCTGTTAACGTAGCCTTTTAAAAAGGCTTAGGCTAGTCAATAAAGACTTTTACAAATCTCCGCTTCTATAAGTGGTGGGTTATTGACTAAAATAAATCCCCCATAATATCTTGCATAACATCATTAAGATTATTTCTGCCATCAGCAGTTTGCTCTGAAGAAAAGTTATTAATGTCATCTTCTTGAATTGTACTGGTATTTCTCTGCGCTTCTTGAATTGCCTTTTGTTTCCTTGCAAACTGCTTCAATCCATCATTCAAATGATCGCGAATGATAGCGCATATATATTTGATCTTGCCGACTTCTGATGAAAAATCTTTTCTTAATGCATATTCAACCATATCATCGCAGAAACGCATTGTTTCAAGTATTACTTCGTAAGAATAATTATTGGTTGTATGCCATTGTCCCAACAAACCATAGAAAAACTTTGGCATTTTTGCATTAGTAGGATATTCCAACCAGTCAAACATATGTTGAACACACTCTTTATATGCAAGACTTTCAGCTTCATTCAGCTTCTTTTTAACTGTCCGCTTTGTTTTTTCTGCCATGCGTTTCAACTCCTTTTGTTTACGATAATACTTTGCATTGGCTTGTTTCCGTTTCAGCTTGTGGTAGGATTCTTTAGATGAGTAATATTTACGATTCGGTGCAAGCCATGCAGTATCTTTGTCAACATATTCCTTGATATCTATAGCATATACCTGCTGCACCCACCTCACCCTTTCAAAACAAGTTGATATAAACATTATGAACTAATATACATATCAAATCACTTTGAGCAAAAGGGGTACAGCGCCCTACGGATGAACACTGTACCCAACCAATCCGAGAAAGGATCTAGCAGTTATTTGAACACTTCTCTAATCTTAATTAATGTTGCGATAGGCATTTCGGGATCTGACAACTTTGTTCCGTTAGCCAGTGCCTTAACCTTTGTCTTCTGTTCAGCAGTTGCACCTGTAAACTTCTGCTGAATCTCAGCTAAAATGTCTTCACGAGATTCTTCAGCTTCAGCATTCGCTTTGTCTTCTTTAATCTGCTCTGAAGCGGCTTTAGCCTTTTCTTCCTTTGCCTTTTCCTTTACAACCTGAGCTTTTTTGGCATCCTCAAGTTTTACACCATCCTTAGATTGTTCCTTAAGGATAGCATCCTCAACAGCTTTAATAAACTCATCCGCATCAAACGGAATCTGATCGATAATGTCAGCAAATCTTGACTTGCTATCTACTGAATAAGTATCATCACGGAAGTTGATTACACGACTCTCGCCGGAAACAACATTCTTTGAGATTGTATTTCCATTGATATCTTTCTTACCAGTCTCACGCTTAACAATATTTCTGTCAATGTAAGCCATGCCAACGATATCCATCTTCTGCTTAATTGCGTTGAAATATCTCTGAGTTGTGCTTGCAGTAAGCATTGTGTATGACTCTTCTGTCATTACATCAGTAATATCCGTTCTCTTAATATGAGCAATGATAAATACTGAAACGCCAACCTCTTTTAACTTCCAAAAGCTGTCAAGCATAAGGTCAATCGCCTTGTCAAGACCTTTGCCGAAACCCCCAAACGCTGAATTGATAGTATCAATCAGTGGTTTCTGCTGAGTTCTTAACTTCTGGTTCCACATCTTAACCGTCTGCTTTTCAGCCAAATCACAAAGCTGATCGAATGTGTCGATGACAACAACCTTTAAGTCAGGATAATCAGTAAACTTATTTTCTGCAATATCATCAATGACTTCCATATACTTTGCCCAAGTATCGCACTTTTCAGACACGATACCTGAGATTGCCTTGTGTCCATCTTCCTTACCGATATCCAGTGAAAGATAGCCTTCGTCACCAACTAACTTCTGGCAAATCTGCTTTGCAATAGTTGACTTGCCAATACCAGCTTCACCAAGTAAACAAATGTTATAGCTTAATGGATTCAGATCAATCTGAACTTTTTTACCAAACTTTCCCATGTCGTTTATTTCCTTTCATTAACCAAACAGTGCTTCAATGTCATCGTTATCCTTTACTTCGTCTGCTTTTACTTCGGTAGCTGCAGGAGTAAAGATTTCCTTTTCAAAATCTTCCGTAGTCATTTCTTCGGTCTTATATCCATCAGCATAATCGCCACGGGTATCAACATCGATACAATAGAACTTAACAATCCTCTGTCCGAAGATACTTCCATTCGGCTTGAAATCATCAAGAGTCTTAAGTCCAAACTCAATCATTTCTTTCTGATTATCGGTCAGACAACTCTCATCAAAAGGAACTTCCTCACTTCCGTTAATATATTCACATCTTACAGGAATTGAAGCAACTTCTTTATCCTTAATTTTTAGCTTGATAGAATCTCCATCAAGATTTATGCCGAACTGCTTAAGGAAAAATGCTGCCTTCTTTGTGTTCTCTTCCTTTGAAAGATTGATATAGTAAGTTGTAGGAACATACTTATACTTAACGTCCTTATCAATGTACTGATAAGTAAATGCGTTTACGATAATTTCCTTTTCACTCTTCCAATTATCAAGGTCTATATCTTCCTTGCGATAGAAAGTATCAAAGCGAACAGTTAATTTCTGTTCAATCTCTTCATCTTCAGCAACTTCTCTGATATTTTGTACCTGATAACGGAACGATGTTTTTCCGTTATAAACGTTAAGCTGGATTGTTCCTGTTACAACAAACACCTTATTCTTTAACTCATCAAGATGTTCATCAATAAACTGTACGAAATCATATGCAGAGATAAACTCATTATAAACTCCGTTCAGCTTAACCGAATATCTCTTATAACGAGCAACGGTGTTTATCACCTTTTCATCGGTACGATCATCCCAATTGATCGAAATATCGTTTCCGTCTCCGTCTTTGGTTTTAATTTCGCTTTCAACCATACCAAAGCGTTCAACAAATGCCCGATTGTTTTTGGTAGGAACTACTGAAAAACTTATTGTCTGATAATCAGAACCATTTTTGGTTTTACCCCTTCTGATATAGGGATTCTTAGAGTCAATCGCATTGAACTCCAATTTACCTACAAAACGAAATGCGTTCATAACCTCATCCTTTCTCTTAAAAATAGATTTTATTACCTGTGTAGCATATAATACTACAAAAAATTTTGTTTGTCAACTACTTTTTTATAATTTTTATAGTGTCAATCGAACACAAGTGTGTATTCCTTCAGGTATACCACATTACCATCCATTTTAACTACATCATCCTGATGAATAGTAAGCTCACTTCCATTTAAACTTCCGATCACTATACAGTCCATATAAATATCATAAGTATCTATATCTATTATTATATTATTTAATATATTATTATTACTTCTTATAGATACCTTACCTAATTGTGCTATACGATTAATTACTCTTTCATAATTTGTCATAACATTATTCTCCTTTAATGTTTTATTTTATGTTTGCATTATAGCAAACAGATGTTCGGTTGTCAATTGCATTATAAGTATATTACTTACCTACTATGTTACTATGTTTTGTCAACCGCTAATAGAAAGTGTACAGTATTACCTGTCATTTGTCAAGTGTTATTTGACAAAATTTAAATCCTCTTGCAATTTCCCTAAATATGTTATATAATACTTGACAAAGGAGATTTCGCTTATGAAAACAATGGGACAGAGGATTCGTGAAGAACGTATCAAACATCATCTTACTCAAGCCGAACTGGGTAAAATGATAGGTGTTTCACGACAAGCTATTAGTCAGTGGGAACAAGGCAAAATCAAGTTTATAGATAGATTTAAAGTTAACCAACTGGCAGAATATTTTCATTGTGATCCAAGTTGGCTTATGGATATGAAGGACGCAGGACGGGTTACCGTTACCTATGAAGCTGAAGGTAAGGAACCTGTTAAAATGCGCGTCTCAAATGAGCATGACCATCCTATCATTGGAACAAGCGCACTAAAGGTTAAACTATACAAGGCTGCACTTCAAGTTCCGCCCGAAAACTATGAGATTGCCATTGAATTACTTGAGTCGCTTATAAAATAAGACTTCCCTTACTTTAGGAAGTCATTATATTTGTTTATATATGGTGCAATAGCTATTAGCTTTCCATATACAGGATATGTAGCTTTAACAGCATCTTCTATTTTCATGCCCTTTGCCATATATTCTCTTATCATATTAATCCTGCCAGATTCTTTTAGTGCCTTAGATGTAAAAGCAGGGTTATCAATTTGTGACTGTACTTGATTAATTATCCTGTATATTGAATACACCGTAATTTCTGTTTCACTATCATTAGCATTATTTGACACAACTTTTTTAATTATTTGATCACTGTCTCCGATCATTTCAAATTCTCTTATTCTATCTTCCAGTGTAATATAGTACCGATATGTATTCGCAGCCTCTTTTGCATAATTATACAATTCTTTACTATATGGTATCTTTTTATTTTTTGTTAGTATATAACCATCTTTAAAATCAGACAACCTAACACTAATTAAATCTTCCATTGCTTTACCTGATAGTCCTTCAAAGCAGGCAAGACATATAAATTGATCTCGCGGGTTAGAGTCTGGAAACTGTTTGATAATATTTAATAAGTCTTCCCTTGAAATAATACGTTGGTCTGCTATAACTTTATTAATACATTTTAATAAAAGATCCTGCGTGATTTCGTCATAATGATTAATATTATCTTTCAACATGTTTTCCGTTAAGCACCATGTTGTATACGCTTTATATACACAATGGATATTATGTAAAAAATCTACTGACGGAGTACATAAAGATTTATAAAACTCTATTATTTCCGCAGCAGTCCATTCTGATAAATCCTTTCCTAACCTTTCTTCATAAGATTCCGCCTTTTTAAAACATGCTTTAATATTATCCGATAACGGATTCTTATATTTTATATACATTTCTTTATTGTCTATCATAATACACACCTCCTTGTCATATATTAGCTAAGAGATAATTTAATTTTTTACCAGTTACCTGTTCAATTCTTACATTCTTAGCTATGTCCTTTGTTTTAATTGTTTTATTATACAGTTCTTTCCCTTTCAATTGCAATTTGTTTGCTAATGCTAAAAACATTATCGTAAATTCAATACTCCAACGTTCATCAAGTAAGTCTGGCACATCTAAATTTACGCCTTCAATTGTACTAATAATTTCATTTGATACACTAACAAGCTGTGATCTCTTATATGCCTTATTATCCTTTACATATAACAAATCAATTAACCTAACCAACAGCGCTTCATTAATAATACCATCTTGGTTGATAATATCGTTCCCAAGTTTACTTTTAACCAAGCGACATACCTTAACTCCGACATCGTTCTTGTTCATAGCGCTGGAGTCAACCTTGGATAATGGAGTCTTCTGATCTTCCTGATATATAAACTGTCTTGCGTTTTCTTCATTTGCAAACATAATTCGTATTTCCATTGGATAATCAAATGTGTCATCAATATTGTACAAATTAGAAAACGCAATATATCGATGATATCCATCTAGTATATCAAACGGAACTTCGTCATTAATTGTTAACTTACCATCTTTATATGTAAAGTCTGTTTCAGGAGATAAGTTAAATGTTAATGTATTTGGAATAAAATCTCCGTTGCGATACAAATCCATCATCTGATCAATCGCTTTTCGGTTTAAGGTTACCTGATAATACTCGTAATCTTTACCCCGCTTTAATGTCATTGTTCTTTGTGTATTTACGTTGTAATTAATTATCTGAGCATCACGCAGCTTCATCAATTCTTTTACAGAAATACGTCCAATATACTGTTCATCTGGTTTAATTTCAACCATCAGACTTTCAAAGGTATACGGGAACTTAATAGACGAAGTTTCGTATTTGTACTTTGAATATTCTTTTATTTCCCTTGGGGTAAAATAAGTTTTTATAGATGTATCTGATAACACAAATGACGCAATAGCGTAAAGAAGGACTTCAAGTGCGTCTTCCATATTTACCCTTAATGTTACAATATCGCTTACCATTCCCGGCGGAAAATTATATTTTGCATGAACATCCATACACAATTGCATTTGTTTACTAACAGGTTTTTTCAATAGTTTTTTGCTATTTCTATTAATAGATAGTTCTATAAATTTACGTTTTAGTTCCATATAAAATTTATCTTTGTTTAACATAGGCATCACCTCTTTTCTTTATTAAGTTTATACATATGGATCGCTTAACCAATTATCTTCTTCTATATCTATTTCTTTTACCAATAAATTAATACAATCTTGCACCCCATCATTATAGCTTTTTGTTGATATATCTTTTGTTTTAAGCGCTTCCATTTTAAATTTTAGCTCTTTTAAAATTTCAAGCATAAATATCACCTCTTTTTAAGATTTAGTCTATAATTTTTATACTGGATTGTCAAGTTAAAACTTAAGCAATCCACCAATTATTTCTGAAGCCTCTTTGCGTTCCTGATTATCAGTTACAATATATCGTTGTGTTGTAGATACTTCTGAATGTCCAACTGCACGTCTAACAAACTCTATATTATGTGTTTTATTATACAAAATTGAACAAAATCCAGCTCTAAGTTTATGAGGAGAAATTGCATATCCCAAAGCTGCTTGAGAATACTTTTTTATTAAGGCAATGATGGATACAGGAGTGATCCTTTTATTATAATTTCCAATAAACAAGGCTTTATTACTCTTTTCACACATCTTTTCTCTATCAAGCAACCAGTCATTTAATAATGTTATAACGTCATCTGTAAGATTATATATATGACTTTTGTTTCCCTTATCGATTACAATTAATTGGTTATTATTGATATCTGTAATATTTATTGAACATAAGGCTGATTCTCTCATTCCTGTAGTCATAAATAAAAGGACTATCAATTTATCTCTTGTTTTAACATGAGACTGGTGCTTCTTTGCTGTTTCCGAGCCAACGCCTTGATCAATTGCTTTTATAATCTTATTAAAATCAGCTTGTGTTAACATAGGTTTAGTTTGCGTTTCAACTTCTTTATCTCTTGAACGCGGGCGCTTAATAGTTTTCATATAATTATCAGATATATAATTCATATTTAAAAGATAATCAAAAAAGTTTTTTAATGCAGACCACAAAGCCTGTTGTGAAGAAACGGCAACAACAACTTCTTCATCGGTGTCTTCGTCATATCTTTTTTTACAATAATTAAAAAATTCTATTGTTTTCCTTTGAGATAACTGAGATACATCTTTTGGGAATTGATCATACCATAATATCATTTTTCTAATATTGCATAAATAATCAAAACAAGTATGTATTGTCATATCATTAGCTCTTAAATTTTCATACCATTCTTTAACATAATCTGGACAATCTAATAATAATTTGTTACATCTTTCTTCCCTTTTTAAATCAATTTCCATTCTGCCTGTCATAATGCAACACCTCCTACTAATCTAACAAATCTATCCTTAATACTATTAGTAACACCTTTGTCTAATACAAAATTGTTTTTTACATAATCTTTAGCGTAATTAACAGTTGTCGCTTTTAAAGTATTTTTACAATCTAATTGTTCAATACCATAATATAATGCACCACTCATTTGAGCAAACATATAAATCTTTAACATATCTGATTGTAAACAATTTAATTCAGATTGATTTAATTTATTGCTATCATTTTTAATTTTTTCTATAATAATATTTAATCGTTTAATTTGTAATTCATTAAACAATAACATGTTTGCATATAATTCACTTTCAGTGAACCATTTATAATATGAATGTTGATATTTATTATTTTCATAATTTGTTATTTGATACTGATCGTTTTTATTTTTAAGATACTGTTCAAAAATTAATTGTTCAGGAGTAGGATCAGTTAATAATCCAGTACGACTATCCATATAATAACAAGCTTGAAATGATTTCCCTTCAATTGAAGTGATTATGTCAACATTTCTTGCCATATAAATATGATTATTTTTTACAGTTTCCATTGGGTGTGCAAAATTAATAGTTAATAGATCAACCTCTAAAGGATTAATATATAATTCACCGCTTAATCCGTCTGTGAAATCAACAGCTTTATTTAATTTAGTATGTTGTCTAAAAAATAACTCTTGTTGATTTGTTTTTATAGATTTGGATTTAACCTTAAATAAATATAATAAAGTACTATCTTGATTAGCTTTTGCCTTTTTTACCTTTTGAATTAATTTTGATTGAGCAATTTCTCTGGTAATATAATAATGTTGATGTGTTTTATAATCAATAATATTATAATCAGAATATGGATTGTCTAAATCAAAGCATTCAAATGGACAATTTTCGTCTTTAAAAAACTCTGCGCATAAATGCCCATTTTCAATTAATCTTAATTGATGATTTCTATCATAATATACAATATCGCCTTTTGCAATTGCGTTCTGCCGACTTAGATCTTCATTATGTGAAGCCTTAATATCAGAACCAATCGCAACCCCAGCACTAAATAGACTATGTAATAATCCAAACATACAATCACCTGCCTTTATCCAATTTCATTTAAGCTTTCTATTACGCTTTGAATAGATTTAATTGCATTATTCAATTCCATTTGCGCATCTTCCATATTATTAATTGCGTCTTCAGAATCTATTCCTCGCATACTATATTGTAAATTCTCTGGCATACTATCAAATGCATCTTGTTCTTCATCTAATACATTTTGAAGATCTTGTTCAATTCTTTTTAATTCTCTTTTAATTGTATTTATTTGTTTTCTTCTTTGCTTATTCATAATTTATTCCTCATTTTTCTGTAAGTGTTCAACTATATATTCCTTAACTTCTTCAATCTCGTTTGCCTTAAACATATTACCATTCTTAACAAATTCCAACTGTTGAATATCAAATAACATATTAACCCACCAGATTGCCTTTTCTTTATCCATTTTGATATCTCCTTTGATAAAAATTATGTAATCATATTATACACCACCTTTCACATATTTTCAACTCGATATCCAAATTTCTTAAGGTATCCGATATAGTTCTTTAAACATCCTTTATTACTAACAATTATCTCGTTATCACTACCTTTGGGATACGCCATTTCTGTTCTAAACTCAAACCGCTTTCTGTCATAATCAACAATCAAGTGTCGATTATTTGCATATCCCCTTGTCCGCCATTTCTCTTCAGGTTCCAGCCAAAATAAATGTTGAATCATAACACCACTTCCTTTCACAAATAAAAAAGGACAGTTATAAAACCGCCCTTTTATTATATAGAACATCTGTTTGCTTGTCAAGCATTAATACCCGAACTGATGATTTAGATAAGGCTTAGACACCACCATGAACCACTGCCTACACTTTTCGTTCCACTTCGGTTCATTAAAACGCCAGCCTTTATTCCTATTCTGCATACAAAACTTATCAACCTCTGCTTTTTCATCAAACTTATAACAGTAGGTAACGTTTGCATATTCCACATACATCATGCACTCACTTCCCTTCCTAACAATACTTTACTTGCATAATTAACATCGTCCGTAACAATTAACAGCCGACGTTTACTGTCATAAACTTTGTAACTTATCGTTTTGCCTGTCTTTCCATTAATGAACTGGTAGATCCGTCCATATTCATTCTTGCAATATAATGCTTTAATTAACTGGTTCATTTATTTTCTCCTTTTTATAATCCATTCTGATAGCGGGACTGTAGGTTCATAAGATTCATCGCAATGACAAAAGCCTTTTTCAAAATTCTTTTCAAAATTTTGTTTAAATGCTTCAAAAGTCTTTGATTTTATTGGAATACATACATCACTGTCAAGCAAATCATATGGACGACCTGTTCCTGTTTCTCCATATCCCGTATCCTTATCAATCAAAAATACATTTGCATATGGATACCAAGCTGAAGTGTCAAGTGTGTGCTGAAAATCAGCTTTAAGCTTCCCTACTCTACAGCATCCATAAAAGCCTTCGCCACGCTCATCATGCGACTTATGTTCTTTTACATACTGCTCCCAATCCTTTTCTGTCATATCCCATTCAAACTTCATAATTATTTTCTCCCTTTCACATAATAATTTCCAACTGTTTTTCCTCTGCAATCCCATATATCTTGTACAACTCCTTCAGTTATACAAGTATGATGATGTGCCACTGTTAACAATACACCTTCATCCATTTGCTGCTTTGTCAGTACCTTATCCATTTCACCAACAGTATACTTCTTTCCGTTCTTTTTGCGGGGCTGTTTCATTTTAATGTATCCATAATCTTTAAGTACAGCTTCGACAATTTCTTTATCTGTTATGCCATAGCATAATGTTTTTGCGTAATAAGCACATTTATCAACAGCTTCTTCATAACTAACGCCTAACGTGCCAACTATTGCTCTTACACAACAATCTCCAGTTTTGTGCTGTTTTGGATTTACATTATATTCAAAATATTTTATCATATCATACCTCCACTGTATCAACTTCAAATACTGTATAGTCATCAGGTGCTAATATTCCATAACCATACAAATCCGTTGAATTACCTATGCGTTGCATAAATGTTTCCTTAAGAGATTTCTCATCGTCTGATGACTCCATAAATAATTCCATGCATTCAGTAACGGTTCCACCATAATACCCAAAGATTAGCGAAAATCCTGTATATGAATCACCTTGAAACATCTTTGTTACATCAACACATCTAAACCATGCTTCGGCATCCCAAGCAAACTGGTCAGGATCTGTAATGTCATCAGACACCACCGCAGCAAAGCTAAATATAGGAAACTTCATTTTTACAAAATCAATTCTCTTCCATAACTCATCAACACATTCCCGTAGTGTTCCATAAATATACTTGTCTGTTATTATCATATCTTCATCTCTCCTTATCCCCACATATTACATTTCTTTATAATTTCTTTTTCTGTCATTTCGTCTTGCACAAACGCACAACAATATTCACAAGTTTCCTTTTTGTCACAATAGATACAGCACCAAGCACATTCACTTTCTTCAGGTATATCTATATCCATTAAACACCGCAGCTTGTCTTCCATAGCGTCACTCCTTCCTTTCTGTTTTGAATCTCATATAAATAAATTACAATTCCATCACTCCATATATGATGTTCATTACATTTACTATGACACCAAAAACATAGTTGATCAGTTTCAAAACGTTCCTCGTAATATTGCCTATCTGCATCTGATAACGCTTGTGTCATATTAGTTTCTCTTGCTACCCCTGTCGGACATCCATCAAATACAGGGTTAATTTGTTTTGCCATATAATCAAAGGCTTCTTTAAATGTATCAAACAGATAAGCACCTTCATCATCGCCCCAACTATTTGTTTCTATTGTAACAAACATATTCTCACTCCCCTTCACTTAATTCCTAATTTTATCTTCTACTTCATCTAACTCCCAAAATCCACTGATTAATTCATCAGCGTTGCCACCTTCGTTACGATCAAAGAATCTACAACTTAAGAATGGAACCCCATCATCCATTGGTTCCATATCAAAAATTGCATCAGGATTTTCCAAAGCAAACTGAACCATTTCTTCAAGCTGTTTGTCTGTAATTAAATAATAATAATTCATATCTTCATCTCCCTTCAAGGCTCGCTGTCATCAGCGTTAAGCCAATCATAATATAACGCGGTTGCATCATACTCATCTTCCGATAAGTAACTGTAACTCTCTAAGAACTCTTCCTTGCTGAGTATCTTAAAGTCGGACATCTTTGCAATGTCAGTGATAAACATCTTTTCCGTTATCATTCTTTCGTCAATATCAGATGAAGCCTGACATTCAAGACAACTGATATAGAAACCTTCAGGATTAATTTCATCATGCTCAAGTCTCCATATCTCAATTTCACTTCCGCAATTAGGACATATAGTTTTCATAATTTCACTCCTCTCTAACACTCATTGCCCAGCTTGCTACACTGGGATTGTATGCTTTTAAATCTTCAAATGTAATACCCTGCTCAATTAATTCTTCTAATACTTCGTTATCCGACATTGCACTTTTCTTTGCTTCTTCAAAAAAATCATCAAGCCATTCTTTTAAATCAAATTTCCTTTTTGGTTTAAGTCTTACCTCATCTTTACGAGTACACATCATAAACATAATTGGACTATTCTCATAATCAGTTACCTGCCAATCCATTGGATACCTTGTTAACTGCCTAATCATTTCTGCTACTGTCATAATTAACACTCCCTTCTTTGTGGTTCATAAGTTCAATCTGTTATATCAATCGTATAATTATATAATGCTTCCCAACATTTTTTTGATATTAATTTATTACCATACGCCTCATCAGCAGTTTGTTTTATTAATTTCTCTTTATACTCTTTATATACCATAAAAGCATCTAATTCGTTATTAAAAGTACCTAAATGAATATTCTTTTGTAATAAACCGTTCCAGCATTGCGCTATTAATAAGTTAGAATGATGCGGATCTTCCGTAACACCTATAGCATATTTACCACGCCTTTTTGCGTCATTTTGTATTAAATTATTAATGCTATTAGGTACAAGACAACATTTTTCAGGACTGTATACTTTATTTCCCTTTTGAATAATATCTTTATCTATTGCGAAATTTGCTGTGTTTTTCCATATTTCATAATTTTCTTCACAAATAATCCAATTATAAAAGTTTGGATAATACAAAAAGTCATCGCTTACTATACAATCAATATAAGTTATATTTTTAGATTTCGTTTGATTTTTTTTATCATAGCAACGTTCAATCATTTTTGTCCAAGTACGATACTCTTTAAGTTTTGTAGATCCATCCATACAGGGCGCTTCTTGTCCAGTAATACCTACTCCATATACCGATGGTAAATATGGATTTTGTGTAATTCCAAGTTTAAAATGCCTATAAAAAGTTTTCTTTATATGACTTGGATTATTATCAAATTGCACAATGATATCATTTGCCCCATTATATGCAATTATTTTCATTAAACTACCTTGATTATTAATATTTTCCTCTCCAACTCTTTGAATTTTAGGTTTACGATTTGTATAATAATTTAAGGAATTTGGATTTTGTGTTACTCCACAATTAAATTCTCTCCATTCGGTTTTAACAGTTGTTCCATCATCAAATTGAACAATGATATTGTGACTATTAATATAATCTATAACAACCATTTTTAACCCATTTTTGTTAATTCTTTGTTCTCCTATTCTTTGATCTTTCATGTTACTATGTGACATAATTATTTTTCCTCAACTTTCTGTGGTTGTATTTTGTATTGATTACAAATATTAGAAACCTCTTGTTGCGTTAATATTTTATTAACTATTATGTGTTCTGATATAATCCAAGGATATTTTTGGTGTGTATTTGTCTTAAAATAATACCAACTGTTTTTAGGTATTATGCGGTATCCATTGCGTGTTTTGCTTTCAATTTCTTTTCCTTCAACTTCGCACTCACACCACACTGTATCCTTACGTTGTATTAACGAACCGTCACTCGCTTTTTTGCCAATCCAGTCAGTATAAGGGATTAAAGCTGAATGAAACCCACTTCTCAAAGCTAATCTTCCACCGCATCCCTTTGCCTTAACATGCGTTTCATCTGCCAGCTCACCAACTTCAGCCTTTAGCCTTACTCCAATCGGAGTAGGCTTATCAGCTAAAACATAAAGAGGATATAACTTGTTATCCTTTATACGAAATAATTTGTATGTTATCATATCTCCACCCCCTTATTTAAGCTTCTCATTGATTACTGTCTCGCCTTTTGTATAACACTTTAAGCAAGTCAGACACTGCTTTGCGCCACAATTTATCTTGATGTTTTCTTTATCAATTGTAGCTTGATCGTATACTGTAAATACCTTATCAACAAATGGATACTTGTTATTTACGCTCTGATTAACCATAATGCTTGATAAAATTATCTGAAGATTATCGGGCTTTTCCGTTGCAACTGGTGCAATTAACTGCGGATTCTTTGTCCATAATGCAAAGCGTGTGTGAGGATTCTTTTTGCAGATATTAAAATAATTAATAACTTGATTAGTATTAATCAAATCTCCAAATGCCTCAAATCTAAAGAATGCTGCATTGATAACAGGAAGATATTCATCAGGGATAATACCTGTTGTTAATACCTCTGCGTTCCGTTCAAAACACTGAGACATATTCGTATATCTCTTCATCTGCCTTAAAGCGTAACACTTCTCACATATGCTTCCCTTAACCTTCGCATGTTTAGCACAAAACGGATTAGTTTTGCTTGAAGTATTAAGGCTCTGCATGCCTGTCATTTTGCCACTCATTTTCTCAGTAATGTGTAATAATCCCATAATTTTGTTCTCCTTTTCATTTTTTTATTGCATTAAAAGGAGACACATGATATACTATGAATGAATCATGTATCTCCTGTGCAAGTGAGGTTATTGATTCGTTTGGGCTTGAGTTAGGTGTTTCCCTCACCTAACTCTTTTTTGATTCTTCTGCGATCTTTAAAATACTTAAGTCGCTCTTCCCTGTGTTCTTCGCGCCATCTTTTGTTATATATGCGCTGATATATCTTATCCTTTGCTTTACCTTCTGATATACCATATTTCTCTGCTATTGCTTTGACCTCAACTGGATCGTATGTATGTCTTATCATTAGTCGTCCTCCGTAAATTCCAACAGTTCTCTTGGAGAACCAACAAATATCGGCTTGTCTTCGTCCCAGTTCGTAACTATTATTGTTATTGATTTACGTGATTCATCTATAACAACCTTGTAGTTGTAATCTTGTGGTTCACAATTAGACGGATATATATATAATCCACCAATTCCCTTTTTGAAATCCCTTATAAACTGAGCAACTAAACATCCTATGCCATTTGCGTTGTTACGATTATCTTCCCTAGGACTAAATCCATTAATAATAGTTTTACTTGCCAGCCACTTTGCTAATTCCTTTCCGACACCATCAATATATCCGTCGTACTGCTGATAGATAGTTACCAATTCATTTTCATTATCATTCCACTTCTCAACAAACTTAATTATGCTTCGTGTTCCCATATTTACGCCTCCTTAATCCCTTTTCCAATACAAGATACTCGCATTAATGTTAACTGATACTCTGACGGGAAAAATTTTCTTAACTCATCAAACTTAGCTACGGGGTTCATAATATTTCCCAGTTCAATTCGACAGTAATGAATTCCATTCTTTGCCACATTGATTTCATAGTTGCTTTCAATCATCATAATTTTTACACTCCTTTCAAATAGGAAGGGGCATAAGCCCCAACCTATCATGCACTAAGTAATATACCAACTGTCTTGTCAAGTACATCGTTACCGTCAAGGGTTGCCTTGAAGTGATTTTCCCTATAATTTGCAGTCTGTCTTAAAGGTTCGATATGACTTGTGGTATCAGCTACTGCCTGTACTAATCTTGCGCCTGTCATATCTAACACTTTAAGGTCTGGCGCATTATAGAATCTGTATAAGATATCATCTGAAAATCTCTTCAAGTTCTCCTTCTGTCTGTCTGATAAATCCTCACCAATAGGCACGATCTTCTGAATGGTCTTATATACAGATATGTCATTCAGCTTTACCTTATGCAACTGCTCAAAGGTTTCCTTTGTGGCTTCAATATATTTATTAGCGAACTGCAGTGTCTCCATTGCTTCGTCTAACTTATTCTGTATCGAACCAGTATGCCTTGCTGACCATACGCGCTTTGCTCCCTTAAGAGCCATGTTAAGAGTATTATTGCAAACTACGCGGACATTAGTTGCCGTTACTCGAACTGCACCGCTTCCATCATGAGTATTAGTAAAGACAAGATAAGGCATAACCTCATCTCCCAATATCTCAATACTCTCAGGCATTCTTGCCAGCAACCAAATTGTCTTGCCATCTTTAAGTGAGCCAGCAGTTTCATATTTAACTCCCTCACCAAGTAAAGCATCTGTAAACTCAAATGCTTCTGAGTTCTGAACTATCTTGTAACGATCACCGACAATACCCAAACATCTTCCATCAGATGACCTTACGTTTGCGTAGTTTCCCATAATTTTCGTTCCATTACCTAAGAAAACTGGTTGCTGTTCAACGTTCCAGTCCAGTCCTGCATAACGAATTGCGTCCTCGCTTGTAGGAGCGCTTTCAACTGATTGTCCAAGCATATGCCACGGCTTTTCTCTTCCTGCAAAAAACATAGATTCTACTAAAGCTGCCATAATATTTTTCCTCCTTATAATTAAAATTTATTATTCTTTAATACATATAACCAACTACTTACTTCACACAACAACTCATCAAATGATTTTGAAAACGGATATGCGGATACACCGTCTTCATACGATCCGATATCCGAATTAAACAACTCTACTCCGCATCTATGGTCGCATTCATTATCAAGTGTAAGCATTGTTTCCATTGCTCTTGTAATAATCTCAACTTGATTTGCAAACATATCCTTGTAGTTGTTTGCAACCACTCTCTTTACTGCATCCATTTGTTTTCCTCCTTTTAATTAAGCCTCTGCTAATTTGTAACCCTTAATCACTCTGCGCTGAATCATAAGATTAACCTCATGACACGGCACTACAATAGTTTCTTTTCCATTCCGCTTCCAAATCTCATGACCACCGCTTACTCTATAAAGAGTAAATCCATTTTTTGACAGGAGCGATACAAACTCTTTTTTATTCCGTGACTTCATAATTTTTACCTCCTTTCCCAAAACTTCAATGCCACACATTCCATTTCATCGACAAGTTTTTGTCTCCAGTTCTTGTCAGAGAAATCAATCTCATAATGAGAAAATGTTGAATGATCTGTTTTTAAAAAATCACCAATTTCTGTTTTATATATAGCACTTTCACATTCTCCGTTGTCATAACAGATGTTGTATTCAACACCACGATTATCATCTAACCATAAGAATGCAGCACCCCAGTCATCCATATATTGTTTATCAACTTCTAATGGATTGATATTGATTTCATATTCATATCCCTTCTCTGACCTTTCAATATTATCAACCAAAGGGCAAACGCCATAATCGATATCCTCATAATCAGAACAACGTATCATATAAATCACGGAATCTCCGTCATATTTATTTTCAACCTGTTCTACTGCTTCCGCCTTGTTATCTGCCCTTACAACACCACACACACCACTCTTGGTTTCAAAGTAAAACACATAATCAAATACGTTCATGCCTTAATCCTCCTTTATTAATTTAGGTTGCTTTATTACTGTAGTTCCGTATGGATTGCATCCCCAAAGATTATCAATAGCGTCTTCTTTCCATTCTGTATCGCTTGCTTTTTCTGCTATTTCCTGCGCTTCTTCTGCGTTTTCAGCTTCAACAATAATGTGATAAGTATATGACACAACCTTTTCTACCATATATTTCTTCATATCCATTCTCCTTTCAATAAGGCTCCGTAACCCATAACTGCGAATAAGCTGGCACATTGTCAAGGTCTTCTATCTTGCATTTTCCGTCATCAAATCCAAATTTAACATTAGGATATTCTTTTTTAAACAAAGCATTTGCTTCTTTCCGATTAGGCGCAAAGATAATTCCCTTATCTCCGCCCCAAATGTCAAAATGATATACTTTCATATTAAATCACTCCCCTTCCTCAATCTCACTGTCAAGCATACTCCACACTTCATTTGACGCGCTTCGTAAACTATCAATACTTACAGTTGCATAAGGCTCTGCCTTCTCAAGTCTGTCTGCCTGATCCGATAAGAAATCAGATACAAGTTCAATAATTTCATCAGCTTCACCAATTATTCCGCTTTTATCAAGCATGTTCTCAAAACGTTCTCTTTCTGTCATAATTATTATCTCCCTTCTTATGGATACAATTTTAAATAAACTCTTCTACGTTCTTTTCTTTCCCCGTATCCTACTGGAATAGGAACAATTGCATAATAACCACAAGGCGTATTTCCCATATGATCGTCCCACGTCCGTTCATGTCGGTAATACATCTTAAGAGTAATGACTTTATAATTATCGATACATAACGTTACCTTATCATTGTCCCAGCCATACTCTTCGATTATGTGTTGCTTTCCGTACTTATCTGTTAGATAGTGCTTCATAATATCACTTCCCTTCATAATAATCTCTTATCCACTCTGGTAAGCATTCCCTTACATTATCGATTGCATATTCTTCTACTTCATCAAAGTCATAAATATCTTCGATGTCGTTTCTGTAAATACAGAAGTTTTCTAACTCAATCGTCTGATCTTCGTCAGCGTAAACCTGAACGTAATAACAAACAGGATTATATTCATCGCCGTCGTCATCTTCTACAAACGATAACCGTTTACTAATTTCGTCGTCTGTCATAACATCACCCCTCAATTTCTATTTCGCCTTCACGAAACTCATAAATTTCGCCATTACAAGCCAATTCACACCAGCTTGCTGCGTCTTCAGATATTTCGTGATCGTTTCCTGTTATCTGCATCATTTTGTTATAAATTTTGTCATATTCATTTGTCTTGTAAATCCATATTGCAGGATTTTCCCCATACTGTTTTATTGTTGCATAGAATAACATATCCTTACCTCCTCAATAATAAATTCCGTTAAGAACTCCCTTAAGTGCAGAGATTCCGTTGTGCAGATCGTCAATCAATGGTTCAACGCTTTGCACTCCTGTCTTTGAATATGCCTTGATAACGTCTTCCATAACTAATATCGCCCTTTTAATCTCTTCCCTTTCGGCGTCACTAACTAATACCCTCGCAAATAATTCACCTACCATCTTGTCACCTCATTTCTCTAGTAATTTCAACACCAAAAATATCTTCCACGACACTCAAGATTGTGCCACAATATCCTATAATACCTTGCCACCCCAACCATTCATCAAATACTTCTATTGGTGACATAACATCAATGTCTTTATCCCTTGATGTATCGTCAGGTTCTAAACCAAATCTTTGTCTTACACTTCGCATTATATATTCGGGATATTTCATAACTGTTCCTCCTCTTCAATAAACTGCTTAATTAACTTTTCCGCACGATTTTTAAATCTCTTGTACGACTTTGCAGACCTTATATTATCAATATATCCAAGCCACTCACCATGTCCACCGCCTTCAGCTTCAAGATATATTTCCAAATCAAATCCACAATTTTTTGAATTATAATATTCCTTATGGATATCTACGACATATTTGTCAATATTAGAAGCAACATATACACATCCAAAAATATCATCTTCTACTGTAGACTGGTTAGCTTGTATAAGATCCTCTTCATCAAAATACCATTCAAACATATCCCACTTACCAACGCCATGTGGATATTTTGTCTCATACATATCAGCGAACACACCGTCTGAACCGTCTATATAATTTTCCCTTAATGTTTCTATGTTAAGCTCAGGATGTTTTGCATACCATTTGTTTAAGTACTCCATTGCCGTTTCGTAATCACCAGAGAAAATTGTTTCCACAGAGTTACCTGTTCTTCTTGACCGTAAATCAACTTCCCATTTCATATTACCACCCCTTTCCTAACACTTCGTTAAAATCATTTTGACTTGCGTGTCTTTTAAAAAACTCCCATGCTTCTTCGTAGTTGTCACACTTGCAATAATCCCACATTTCATTTTCTGCCATGTAACTAATAACACCACCAACTGGCGCATTGTTTTCAACTATCACATTGATACTGAAACAACTACAATCATAAGCACCTCCGTCCTTTTCTCTTCCGAAATCTTCAAGTTCCTTTGGGATGCCCTTATCACCCCGTAAACATACTCTTGCAATACCTTCGGTAGGACACCAACACTCATCAAATAACTTAGGATTAATAATCATATTCATCACCTCACCATATATTCTTGTATGACTTTGCCTTATGAATCGACTTCATGATTCTTTCGTTCTCTTCTGTTGCGTCATCACGTTGATCGTCCCAGTCAACAATTTCTACCATGATATCTTTACTTCTTGACCACACCGCTTGTACTAAACCATTTTCAATTTCAATTACAATCCGTTTCATACTATCACCTCCACCCATTATTCCACTTTACCTTTTCAACCAGTTCCTCATCTTCCATAATTGCCTGTATAACCTCGGCAATATTCGTGTCATTGTCGTCAGCTATCTTCTCAAGTTGTTTCGCTTCGACATCATATACTTGTATACTTTTCATAATTATCACCCCTTTCCGTTTAGCATAT